CCCTCCTACTTACTCTTGGAGCTGGGCAGATCGGGATACCGCCGCTTGACCGCGGCTCTGACCTGCGCCTTCTGCTGGGGGGTGCCGTTGGCGGCGACTCGCGCCAGCGCGTCGATCGCGTGGGCCCGGTCGTGTATCGGGTATTGCCGGGTCGCGGGAATGGCGAATGAGGACTTGGGGAGTCGGTCTCGCATCTTGGTCGTCAACTGAGCCATGATTCACCCCCTAACTCCAGTTCATGACCGTCTCGATCAGCTGCTGCTGAGCGTCGAAGGCCTCGCCGTAGGTTGGGGGGAAAGGCTGCCCGGTGACGTACCAGGAGGCTCGACCGTCGGCCCTGCGCAGACCGACCATCTGCCGGCGGTCCTCGTAGGACATCGAGTCGTTCTCGACGCCGGTGAGATAGCCCAGTCGAAGTCGCTCAGCTGTGCTCAGCGCGTCGGCTGGCTTAGGCTGCACCGTGTTGTTGACGACCCTCGATCGGTACTGGACGCCCCCATACTCCGAACCGGCGATCTGGTCGCGATAGAGCTTGTAGGACATCTCACACCCCCCGTCAGTACGTGTAGCCTTCGAACTTGATCGCGGCGTTGTCGCCGTTGATCTGCAGGGTGGAGCTGTAGTCCGAGGTCGAGTAGGGACCGAACCAGATCGGCCGCGTCGTGTTCGCCGGAATCGGCGTCGAGATGGCCGTCGCGTTGCCGCCCCCATCCAGCCGGGTCGGCGTGATCGAGAAGTTGTGCGAGGCCGCCCCGTCGGTGTTGGTCACACCGATCTTCAGTGTGCCGTTGTTTACCATCGAGTTGCCGTTGGCGACATCAGCGGCCACCGCGACCATCGAGGCCGCGCCAGCCCGGGTGACCGCTACGGGGGCGATCGGGGTTCTTGCCATATCATCCTCCTTCAGAGGTCACTGGGCTAGTAGGCCACGCCCAAGTCTTCGATGTAGAGCTCTCGGACACCCACCGGAGTGAATATCCCGGTGCCACTTATCCTCGTCGCCGAGACGCCGAAAACATGTGTTCCCGTCACCGTGCAGAGGAATGTCTGTCTGAGCAAGATACTGTTGCGTGAAGCTGACCCCGTCGAGGAGTACGTGTACTGACTCTGGGCGATGTTGGCCGAGGCTGAAGTCGGGTTGGAGGCCGACTGAGAGTCTCGTATATTCAACTGTATGATGTCGTTGGCGACACTCAAGTTGCCCAGCAGACCGTCGAGAGTAGCTCTGTACCGCCGGCCGCTAACCAACGTGACTGTGTGGTAACCGAGCACCGTGTCGAAAGTCTCGGTGGTGGACGACGTGGCGGTGCCAGAGGACGACGTCGCGTTCGGGGCGGCCGAGACGATGGTGCCCTGAGGCACCCAGTGAGACCCATCGTAGACCATGCTCCGACCGGTGTCGCTCTCGAATATCTCCATGCCCTGGAACGGAGTCGCCGGCCGAGTGGTGCTGGTGACGATCGTGGTGCCGCCCAAAGCGATGACGTTGCCGGCGGCGTCCTTCCAGTTAGGTCGACCCGACAACGCGTAGAGCACTCCACCACCGGCGGGTGTGGATGCGGGTGAGGTGGTGGCATTGGCCACCTCTATGACTCCCACACCCCCCGAGCCGAGAGTGGCGACCGCGCCCACAAGCAGCGTGGTGTCGTGGTAGAAGACCTTAGTCGTAGCTCGGCCATACTTCACGTCGCGCGCCGCCGCGCCAGAGCCGATCTCGCTGTGGCCGTCGGCATACACCGCGTATCGGTGGGAAGACACGTCGCCGGCGACTTCACCCTCATAGACGACTGTCGCCGCGTCCTGGGCGATAGCCCTGAAAATCTGACCTCCGGCCTGGGTGCTGGTGACCTGCACGGACGGGTTGGCTGCGCCGGCGGCGACCACTACACTGTTGTTGACGGTCAGCGTGTTGCTCAGCGTCTTAGCCCCGGCGATAGTCTGACTCGTGGTCAGATCGACAAAGTTCTGAGTGGCCGAACCCGTGCCGCCGTTGGCCACACTGACCGGTGTGGCGAGCGACAGTGTGTTGCCGCTCTTAGTGAGGCCGGTGCCCGCAGTGATCTCGCCTGCGCCGGAGAACTGGGTCCAGTTCTGCGCGGTGGTGCCGACGATCAGGTTGCCAGGAATGATCGGCAGAGTCCAGCCGGAGCCAGAGTTGGCGGTGCCGCCCTCAATGAAGACGAAGGCACCCGCCGCGTCGGTGTTCGTGTCGACGTCGGTCGCTCGAGTGAGGATGTATGGGTGGGTCGAGTCGCCCACCTGAGTCACCGTGTAGACGCCGTCGTTGGCGCCTGCCGCCTCATTCTTCACCAGCACGCGGTCGCTCACGCCCGGGGTAGCCCCGTCGATAGAGCCGAGCGCGCCGTTGGCGGTCGCGGTCAGCGTGGCGCCCACACCAGACGCGCCGTTGGAGTAGGTATTTGCCGGCAAGGCTGTCGTAGTCGCACATCGGCAGGAGGCCTTGGGCGACAGACCGGACACTATAGCGTCTACATACTGCTTGGTCGCCGGCTGCAGGGCCGCGACCGGGTCGGCGGCCAGGGTGATAGCCCCGATCATAGTGCCGCCGGTCAGTGGCAGCATCAGATCTGCGTAGGCCTTGCGCACCAGCTGATTGGCGGTTGTGGGGTTGCTCGCCGGCCCCACGGGAATAGTGCCGAAGGTCTTGGTGCCATTGATCGTCTGGTTGGTGCTAAGATCGACGAAGTTCGTGGACAACGCCGACACCGGCAGCTGCGCTGTGGGCACCAGACCAGAGCCGTCCAGCGAGGCCACGCCATTGACCGCGCCTCGAGTGGTGAGGTCGAGAGCTCCAACGTCGGCTGAGTTCAGGGTGATGCTCGAGCCTGACTTGCCGTTGACCATCGTCGGGAGTCCCTGGGGACCCTGTAGACCGAGCGACTGTATGGTGATCTGGGGCACCGTGCCCTGGTTGGTGACGGTGACGACCCGCTGCTGGTCGAGAACTACCGCGGTCACGGTTGTGCCACCCGCCTGACCGTGATCTGGCCGCTCAGCATGTCCTGCGCCGAGCCGGTGCCGGGCTGATACCACAAAGTCCAGAAGACGTAGCCGCCTCGATTACCAAACAGCGTCTGGGTCGCGACGCCGGTGAGATTCAGCGTCAGCTTGCCATTGACCGCGTCGGTCACCGTCAGCGAGCCGTTCGGATTGCTCACGTCTGTGGTGAGAATCGAGACGAGCTTGGTGCCGTCGATCGCCTCGGCGACGAACTCCAGCACGATGCCGGTGAGATTGATCGGATTAGGCGGCGTGGAGCTATCCTGCAGGGTGAAGGCGAGACTGCGCACAGCCCCTCGGTCGCAGGTGAACATCAGCTCATCAGCGACCACAGTCACAGTGCTCATTCCACACCTCCTACCGGGCGCCCATGATGAAGTATCCTGAGTTCGGCGTGTACGTCGTCGGATCGAAGCTCGCCGGCGCGGTGGCGACCCCGCTCTTGAATATCGCCATGCGGCGGCCGTTCATCACCGGGAAGTTCGCGGTCTGTGTGGTGCCGGTGGCCGCGAAGTGAGGCTGAGTGCCTGAGAAGTGCGTCAGGAACCCGATGTAGTAGTTACTGCCGGCGTTTACGGTGTGGGAGCCGCCCATAGCGCCGCCAACCATGCCGGTCGTGGAGAATACAGCGGTCAGATCGCCGGTCAGATCGATCTGGTTGCCGAGTTCATCGTACAGATAGAGCGCGTTCGTGCCTGAGCCCGTGACCCCCGCGAGTGTGACCCAGATCTCCAAGGTGGAGATCGACTTGGTCCTCGACGCGGTGCAGAGGCACAGCACGAAGTCGCCCGGACTCTGCGCGTAGGTCACCGCGCTGAGCCGCGGATCAGCGGTCAGCAGACCGTAGCCGAGCATCTTCGCCGCGTCTGAACTTAGCGCGCCGATGGAGTCCGGCGACAACGCGTCAGACTGACCGACAGCGTGTGAGGCTGCGTGGGCGAGCGGCGTCCTCGCGTCGCTGGTGGTCGGGTCGTTCGCGGACAACGCCTTGCTCGCGCCTGACCCGGCAGCGCCGACCACCGGCAGCTGGCCGAAGGTAGCCACATCGGTCGCTACCGAGCCGTTGGTCACCCCAGTGATCTTGTGGCTACCCATAGCCAGCGCGCCAGACAGCGACCCGCCCGTCAGCGGCAGATACAGACCGGCTGCGCTCGCCGCTGCGGCGTTGATAGCGGCGGTCTGCGCCGCGGCCGCGGCCCCAGCGGCGTCCGCCCCCACCTGAGAGGCTGTCAGAAGGACGTTGCCAGTGCCGTCGGGCGGCTGACTGTTGACCGCGGTGACCGTGCCACCGCTCGTGGGGTTGCCCCACTGAGCCTCGAAGTTGCCCACGCTCTTCAGGATCTGGCCGGGAGTGCCAGTGTTAAGAATGGTCACGCCGGGCAGCGGCGCTGGCGGACTCACCGGAGTCTTGGTCGAAAGATCCACGGTCGGTCCGTCGGTGGTCAGAATCTGTATCGGATACGGACCCTTGTCGGCGACGCCCCGGATTCGATGGGTAATATTCCACACCGAGCCGGCCGGGACGTGCGGGTCGTCGTTGGGTACTAGAGGTGTGGGCTGGAGCACCCCCTCGACGACCGGGATTTTTATCTTGGACGACTGTATGATCAGCTTGTCGGTCGAATCCACCAGGTCGTTGGACAGTGAGGCCTCGACATAGCCGTTCATGCCCGCCAACGACCCGTCGCCTATGGCGCCGGTCAAAACCACCGTGCTGGGAGCCATGCTGTCACCTCCCCCAACGCTGGGAGTCGGTCAGAGTCAGGCGTGCGGTCGGAAACGCGGGTCGAGCACGAACCAGTCCTCAGCGAAGATGTCGTCCTGCGTCGGCGTCCAGGGCTGGCAGGTCCTGGTGTTGTTGTTGAACTCCATCAGATAGGGCGAGAACTTGATGCGGGTGCCCTCGGGCATCTGCAGGGCTTCCGCGGTGTTGCCGTTGATGCCGATGCCCTCAGGGTACCCCCTCTGAGCGACGATCATCCGCTCATTGTTCCAGGAGACGCGCGACATAGCGTCTCCATTGACGATACACTGGGCGAGAATGCCCGGGAAGGGCGCGTCGAGGGTGGGCATGGTCGCTCCTAGAACTCGATGATGGTCAGGTCGTCGGCGTCCATCACGACCACCGCATATCTCAGACCTGGTATCTTGGTGCGCATGTCGCGCAGACTGGGGCCCTTCAGGCCGCTGGGGTGGCTGTGCCACACCACCAGATCCTGCTCAGACACCGACGTCCAGTCGTCGCCGGCGCAGAGCTTCAGCGCCTCGGTGATCGAGGCCGTAGAGATAGCGTAGGATGACTGAGGCTCGTCGCTCAAGTTATCTAGCGCGACGACTATCTCCGCTTCTCCTGGGGGCCGATAGAGAAGCCCCACGGCCTCCTTGAGGCCCGATCGACGCGTGATCGATCGAATAGCTTCGAGGGCGACCGGATCCTCGGTCATCAGATCGCGGTCCATGGGATCTGAGGCGAGACGTCTCGGCTCTTCATGACGGCCAGGTCGTCCTCGGTGATCACGCCGAGCTCGACCAGACGTCGTCGCAGCACCAGATCAGGCGTCGGCACGACCATGACGTTGATCGTCGGCGGCAGAATCGTGCCCTCCGAGGTCTTAGAGCCGGCCTTCACGCCGACCCGCTGTGTGGATCGCTCCACAGCGCCGGTGGCCGTCCACCGATGACCGAGGCCCTCTCGTTCCTCAGCGAGCTGGTGCTCTATCGGGTCACGGTCGCAGACGTAGCACTTGCGACCTTCGATGTCGTCGGTCACGACGTCGCCAGCGTGACTGTCGAACCGTCGGTCGACAGCGTGTGGTCGGTCAGGCCGCTCTCAGCGAGCGTGTCCGCCATGCCGGGCTCGTAGATCGCTCCGATGAACAGGCCGCTCGGATCCAGCGTGCCGTCGCCGTAGACGTCGCCCCGATAGAACACCTGCACCGACGTCGTGGAGGCCGGCGCCACCGAGGCGTCGACGCACTGCGCGCTGAAGTGCAGATCGCCGCCTGGCTCGTGCTCGGTCACTTGGAAGTTCTGCAGCTGTGTGTCAGTCATCCTCTTCATCCTCTCCGACGATCTCAGCGTCTATGACATTCTCTATGGCCAGGTGACGGCCGAGCGTAGAGCCGTACACCGCCCTCAAAGCCTCGTCGGTGTAGCCCTGACGCTGACCGCGCTGACCCACACGCATGTCGCCGGTCGTCACCACACCGTCCTGGGTCAGCTCGACGCCGGGAGCGACCATGACCTCGCCCAGAATGGCCGACAGCTTGACCGATATGTCGCTCTCGGTGCGCTGGGTCGCCTTGCCGAGCATGTGGTCGAGCGCGAACTCAGCCGCCTTCATCTTGACCGACGCCGGCACGATCGGGCGACCGCGACCGTCGATCTCGTTGTCGCCCAGAATGCCCTCGATGGTGCGCAGCGAGTCGACCGCCAGGACGTCCAGCGAGTGTCGCACCCGACGGGTGAGTTCCTCGCGGATCTTCTCCTTCATCTCAGCCCGCATCATGGCCGAGGGAGGCAGTCTGGCGAAGTTGCCCTTGCCGTTGCGGGGATATCCGCGCTTCAGCTCCTCGAGGTCCCACTCATTGAGCGGCTTGAAGAGCAGCTGAAACTCCTCCTCGGAGAGATGCATGCCCTTCTTAAGCTTGCGCTCGGCCCGACGTCGCGCCTGACGCTGGGTCATCAGCAGCTGGGTCTGCGGATCCATCGGCCGGTCGTCGACCAGCGTCACCCGCTGCTTGAAGGCCTCGTGCTTGGCGGTGTTCGGCCGGTACGGATTGAAGTTCTCTCCGAGCGTGCCGGCCTCCATGCGGCCCCAATAGTACTCGTTGCGGGCCATCTCAGCCTCTGCGTCCTTGCCAGGCCATCTGCTGCGAGCGAAACTCAGCGCGCCCCGATACGTCTCGGCCTCAGGGGCGGTGGAGTACTTGCTCAGGCCGTAGGCCCGGTGTGGATATAGCGGCTCCATGACCTCAGAGAAGTCGACGATCACCGGCAGCACCGGCACCGGCTCGTACACCTTGGCCCTGCGACGACGCTCCCTCAGAAACTCCTTCGAGGTCAGACCGTCGCTACCCAGAAACTCTAGGTCCTCCTCGGTGAAGCGACTGTCGTCGTAGTATCGGATGTTGGCCTCGCCGGCGTTGGGCTCGTACGTCGGCTTGTATCGAGGGTCGCGCGGATTGTCTAGTATCTCCACACCGAACTCCCGGGCGATGCGACGGCGGTAGGGTGTGGTGGGAGATGGGGTCGGCGTCGAAAGAATACGGTCTCCGATATGTCCTGGCATCATCCACCCCCTGAGTCATCGTGTGTGCGTGAGTCCAACTATGAGTCCGAAGGCGACCGCCGGCGCGACGGCCTTGATAAGAATCTCGGTCATGAGCCCGCGGATCCATCTCACTCGGGCGTCGTGTCGCTGCAGCCTCGCCAGGGATCTCATGTCCTGGGCGAACCGCGGCGAGGTGTATCGATATGTGGTGGTGTCAGGCCTCGTCATCATGCCCCCTATCATAGGCGCATGCGCGAATCAGCTCGCCCCTTGGACTAGATGCCCGACACAGTGGCCAGGTCTGTGAGCGCGGCGGCCTTAGTGGTTCTCGTCGGCTGCACCTGTATCTGCCGGCCCCCGGGCAGCGTCGCGTGTACCGCCCAGGCCTCGGTGCCGCCCTGCGGGTCGTTGGTGTTGGGCGTGTTGGCCGACATGCGCACCACACGAAGCTCGAGAATGGTGCTGAAGTTCACTCTGGCGTCGCCGTCGGTCGACGGCTGCCAGCCGGTCAGTGCCGCCATGACAGCTCCTGTGAGTGTTCGAGGGTGGGCTGTGGGCATCTCACCCACATCTTCCGAGCGAGACCGTGAGGCCCCTCAGCCCCGGGCTCTAGAAATCCATCAACCTGAGCTATGCTGCGGGTGCACCCGGCGGCGCCCAGGCCTAGCGCGTCGGAGTCGCCGCTCGCGCCGGCTGTCGGCTGTCTTGATACTTAGACGATGTGGCCCTCGAGCGGAGTCTAGAGCCCCTGGACGGCCGCTCGCGGAGTCTAGACTTAGCCCAGCGACCCTGGAGGGGCCGTGCCAGGTGAGACAGACACGAGCGGCCGTCGAGAGGACTATATGACAGAGCGGTCTCGACTGTCAACTGTGGCCGTGGCCGCTGGATTTAAATCGATGATCAAATGGTGATAGGTGGTATCAGTAGTGGAGAGATCACTTACGCGCGCCAGCGCAGTCGTTCCAAGTGACGATGACCGGCACCGTCTCCCCGCCCCCGACGATGGGCTCGCCTGAGATCGAGGTGCCCAGCATGTCGATCTGCAGCTTGTAGAGCGTCGGCTGACCCTTCACGTTGTTCGGCGTGCAGGCGACTCGGCCGGTGATCTGGTGCTGCAGCGCCCACGGAATCTCGCCGTCGGGGCCCAGCGCGGCGACCGGAGGCAGTGAGTGGTCCACGATGGGCCACGGGTCGGTCACGATCTCGTGCCAGTATGGATGCTTGCCGGCGGGCGTCTGCCAGTGGTAGATGTGTATGTGCAGGGTGAACTCCTTCGGCGGATATCCCACACAGGCCGTGCCGGCGCGCAGATCGACCGTCGGGATCACGCCCGGCGTCAGGGTGAGACCGATGGTCGCCGGATAGAGACTGACGCCGCAGTCGCCGAACTTATAGTCGCCCCAGCGATGGGAGGACATGTCGGGGGTCGAGACCGAGGACCCTGAGGTGGGCTGGGAGTTGGTGGTCGTCTTGGTGTTGGGGTTGTTCGAGCACCAGTCGTAGCCGTTGTCGTTGGCCGGGCAGGACTGCTTGGCTTGAGTGGCGGGAGTGGACGGCCCGTTGTTGGCGCCGCAACCGTCGGCTTGGGTCAGCGGGGCGATGATGAGGAATGTTGCGAGGGAGGCGCTGATCAAAGCGCTTCGTCGATTCATGCAAGCATCATATCAGGGCCCATATCTTGTCGTCAAGCGGGTATTAATGAATTATGGCTCCGGGGAGATCTTCTGAGCCGGTCGAGCTGTGCAACAGCTGACATTGATCAATTATGGCTCTGGGGACTTTCTCTGAGCCGGCGCGTGGCACCGTCCGATGCACGCGTATCGGAAAAATCCAGCCATCCGACCCAGGGGGGTTCATATCGGACATATCCGCGGATCATCCGCAGAACACGGGATCACGGATACATCGGATCATATCGCGACATGCCCATACATACATGATAGATGCATCATATCATCTGATATCAGACGCATCGGGATATGCGCATATGCCCCCATATATCAATCATCATATATGCATATACCTATATATGCGCATGCATACATGATCATGCCCGCGCATTGCGCGGGCATATATCAATCATCGATCATCATATATCAATCAATGAATGAATAAATAATCGATGATCTTTAGTGTTTGATCAGATGCAGCCTCATTAATCATATATCAATTATTTGATGCGACTATGAAGATCGTTTATAGGGATGATCGGTTGTCAGATGATCAGTCGATCGGATTCAAGATCATGTCGGTCATGATCGATCGCAGTTCAGGGATGATCATGTCGTCGTCGAGATCGGTGGCGGTGTCGATCATGAAGTCGATCTGATCATCCGATCCGGTGTTGATCAGCAGGTCGGCGAGCTCGATCGCGTCGTGAGTGGGGCGGAGATCGGCAGCGCGTTCGGTCGAGAGCAGCGAGTAGGCAAGATCGGTGAGAGTCATGGTCGAGAACCCCTTCATCGTTTCGTTCATGCCTTAATCATACCCCGTGTGGGGCGGATTCGCAAGGTGTCAGGGCAAGATCTTTTGCCCGGTCGCATTCGAGAAGATGATCGCGTCGAGCAAGATCTTCTCGCGAGTCGTCAGGTCCTCGATCAACCGTTCAACCTCGTCGCAAGCGTCGTCGTCGGTGATCACGATTCGCTCGCCGCTCGTCGCGGCGCGGTACAGTTCGAAGGGGTCGTCGCCTATGCGCTGTGCGATCTTGTCGACCTTCAGCGCGAGTTTAGTGAGATTCGTCGTTTCGTTCATGCCCTTATTAAATCATCGATCAATGGTCGAGTCAAGGGTTACTTGTCGGTAACTTTGAACTCCCTTATTCGCCCCCTGCGACATGATCAATCATCTATCAATGCCAGCATACCACGTAAGAACATCTTGCTCTACACACCGCGATGCCCCGCGCAAGCGAGGCAGGCGGTCAGGGTCAGTGGCTGTTTCTGACCCACTGGCAGGCGGTCTGGTCGCCCTGCGCGCAGTCGTCCTGCTTGGAGGTCGCGAACCCGTCGTTGAAGCTTGAGGCCTGATCTGAGGGCTTCGAGGGGCAGTCGACCTGCGCCTCGCCCGAGGCTTTCTCCTCAGCGCAGTTGGTCTTCGCGGTCTTCGAGTCGGGGTTGAGCGATTCGCAGACGTCGACCGCGAAGCCCCTGGCTTGAGCGAATGCGGTGCAGTCGTGATATGCCGACCCGGTCTTCTCGATCACGATCTGGTTGCCCAGGTGACTCCCTGCGATCGCCTTGAAGGTGCCGGCGACGATCGCGGAGGCGATCATCAGGGCGATCATGCCGGCGACGAAGGCGATCATGTAGTAGAAGATCGGGTGGCGCGAGCGTAGGGAGGCGCGTCGGGCGGTGGTGATGTTCGGCGTGGTCGTCATCAGAGTTTCCCCTCAGTCGGTGTTTGGTGCGATGAGATAAGTATATGCCCTGTGCGCCCCCGCTGTCAAGGTGTCAGCCCCCGTGAACCTCGGCGATCAAGGTGTGGCAGTCATAGCGCCAGGAGTCGCCCTTGAAGTGGTCGGGTCGAAACTCGATGATCGTCTTGTAGATCACATGCAGACCGGTGTGAAGCGCGTGCTCGATCGCATCCTGTCGCTCAAGTTGCTTAGTGTCGGGGAGCTCCGGGTAACCATCCTCCTCGCACATCAGCATGATGTCGCAAAGTTCGATGATACCGTAGTCGCTGGGCTCGAAGAGGTCAGATCGGAGGTTGGCGATCAGCGTCACGAGCAGGGCGTTCGCCTGAGCGGAGGTCAAGTTCATCGTCATACCCATATACTACCACACAGCCCCGTCATCGCGCAAGGCTCGGAATCGGCGTTTTAAAGCCCCCAACCTGCGCCCCGTATGCTAGCATTCCACACCGGCCGATCTTGCTCTAATGCCCCCTTGCGGGGGCTAGAGCGGGGGAAGTCAGAGGGCGTAGCAGTAGGAGAGCGCCTGCGGCGCGAGCTTATGTCGCGCGTCGTTGTTGAAGTAGAGACTGGCGATCGGGTCGCGGCGGAAGTTGATCACCCAGTGGTCGAGGGTCATCGGCGCGTAGTGACCGTCGGTGTCGGCGAGACCCGCGCAGACGTATCCCTGGTAGGCGTCGTGTTCAAATTGGGAGGTGTCCTCGCAGCGCTCCTCGCGGTCGAGGAGGGCCTGGAACCAGTCGGCATAAGGGCGGGGTGCGGTGTTCGTCGTCATACCTATATACTACCCCCTGCACCCCGGGGTGTCAAGGCACTCAGCGGGCGTTTTAAAGCCCCCTCATAGTCTCGGATAGCTAGCATTGGGGCACACCCTCATAGAGCCTACCCACCCTCTCTCAGCGCCTCCTACACAGATATTAAATCATTGCCACAGTCTGATCGCCCCACACCTGACGCGTCAGGGATTCAGTCGACACACAACACCTTGAGACCCGACCCCCGATGTGCGGGGGCGGATCTCAGGGGGTGTAGATCAGACCCCGACCTCGTCGGTCTCAACCTCAGAATCCTCGGCGGCGATCTCGGCGATCATGTCGGTGAAGTCCTCGTCGGTCAGCATCCCGGCGGTCGGCTCCTCGTCGTCGACCTCGCTGAAGTCGAGATCGGCGGTCAGCGTGGCGGGGTGCGACTCCTTCGCCTGCGCCAGCTCGGCCTCCCGCGCGGCCTTCGCCGCGGCGCGGGCCTCCTCGTGGGCCTTGAAGTTCTTCTTGAACTTCGCGAGCTGAGTGGCGGTCAGTTCGAGCGAGTAGCGGCCGCCCTTGCCGACCGGCTCGACTCCGGACTCAGGGGTGCGCAGGAAGACTCGCAGCGCCTTCGGGTTGGTGCCGACCTCGGTCGCGAGCGTCGCGGCGGTGTAAGAGACCTTCGCCATTTTGATCATTCCCTTCGATCGTCGGGGGCGGTTCCCCCTCGTTCATGCCTTAAATATATACCCCCCTCACCCCCCTGTCAAGCTCCGTATCGCCCCAAAACGGACGACTTTTGAAGATCTTTTATGAATAACGATCGGCCATCAATCATCCCCCAAGCCTTCACATCATGAATCATTTATGATATCGCGCGTGCGCGCGTTTATGAATCGCCAAGAGATTTTACCTAACCGACCTTGACAAACTCTGCCATGTATGATACTATGTGAGTGGGCCCTTTAAAGCCCCCTCAACCGATCTCTCAGGATATGTCCGATTCGGGAGTATCCTCCTCGACCAGGCAATTCCTCCGGATATGTCCGATTCCGTGGGATATCTCAAGATCGGTCCAGAATGATCCAGGAAAAAATCTCTTTCCAGTCTGATGCCAGTCTGTCGTATACAACGTGATACGTTAGCGATCTCGTGCCTCGCGTCCTGACTCGATGGATATATTCATGAAAGATTGATCTTAAATCATCAATCGAGTCCCGCGCTTCATGAATGACTCCACACCAAGCCTCTCGCGCGCATCATGCCTGCGTGTGTGCCTGCGGACGCGACGCGTGCATGGGCGCATACACTCGCACAGACTGCGCGCCTCGCGTGATCGAGGCTTCAGAATCTCTTGGGTCTTTTAAATCAATCATCGATCAATATCTAGCATCAACTTCGGCGATCTTGGGGATAATTTATGAATATTTTGGAGAGATTTTACCCAGTTTTCGAGGGATTCTGGCGAAATTCTCTTAGAAAATTCATCAATATCTCATGGTTTTTATCAAAATCCCGTGGAAGTGTTCTCTGAAGCGTCGTGCCGTGCCCAGTGGAGCTTTGACCTAAGCCCCGTGTCGGTATATACGTGGTTTGACGTGGAGCTATCTCGGACCGCAGCGACACGTCGGAGGAATTCGACCCCTCTCGAGGCCTCATCTCAAACCCCGTCAAGGCCCTCAGTCCTCTCCCGAACTACCTATCCCCCGTTCCTCTCCCGAGCCGCCTCACACTATGTCATAGCCCCGTCTCAGCCTCATCACCCCATCCCTATCATCACCTCATCTCTATCAAATCCCTAAGGCCATGAAGAAGGCCCTCATGCATCATTCGTCATCAAGGCCTATCTCACAGTCCTAGAGAAGCATTCAACAATCCCTAGACAGCCTCAATCATTCGCCCTCGATCGTCGATTCATCGTCGACGCCCCCATCGTCGATCTCGATGGCCCGATTCATCGCGGCCCTGAGCTCAGTGACTCTCTCAACGTCGACCCTGACCGTGATCTCCCCAGTCTCGATATCGACCCCATAGTACATCTTCAGCTCCTCGGCGATATCCCTAGCCACCGCTCGTAGTCGCTTATCGACTCTCTCCTTAAGCCTGAGAGCTTCCTCTGGACCAAGAGACAGCCCGCTCCCCGGACCTCTTGCGCCAACACGTACCGACCTGCGCGCGCTCCCCCCGGAGCGAACGACGAGCTCCCCCATGCGCTCTCTCGACCTCTCAGTGTCCCTGAGACGGCCGCCCCCACCTCCCCCCTTGTTCTTTGGATCAGCGCTAACTCCGACCTCCGCATCCCGCCGGCGATCCGACGCACGCCCCTGACCATCATGCCCCTCATCTCCTGTCGCTATCCTCCACAGCTCCTCATAAGCCCGAGCGAAACTCGGCGGCAGCTCGTACAGCACCTCCACACCGATCCGCCCCTGATCCACCCCCGCCGCGCTCATGATCTCAGCGATGCGGCGGCGCACTAGCCGGTCGATCGAGGCGCTCAGCGGACCCATCTCGCCCTTACGAACCACTTTCAACCTCTCCCTCTCCCTCAGCCGGCCTCTTGCTCACCACGAAAGCGTCATGCATCACGGCCAGCGTGCTCTTCAGGTGTCGCTCCACCCACTCCATGATCACCGACTCGTCGACCCACCCCACGCCCAGCGGCGCGCCCCCCAGCCCTTCATACTCCCCACTCACGTCACGCCCCCCCCTCGCCGGCACCCCACCCCTCATCACGTAGCGCGGATACTCCATCGTGATCGAACCACAGGCGGCACACCTGCCCCGCATCGACATCACCTCATCCCCAACCCCCAGCCCAAACTCCATTCTCGGTTGACAGCCCACAGTCCATCGATACTCGTTAGGTCCCCTGCTCTCGATCCCACTCTCGCTCATCAGCTCAGCTCCGGATGGTGGTTGGATTCGATGCCCTCGTACTCACTCACATGCAGCCACTCTACCTCAGCGCCCCACGCTCCCTCAGTCGTGCCCTCAGTCGTGCCGCCAGTCTTGATGACCAGCACCACCTCCTGTCCACACCGACAGATCCCCCGATCCCCAACTTCAGGCTGTAGCTTAGCGGCGGGATCGCCACCCTCAAACAACATAGCTTCGACGCTCCATCCAGCGCCGCATCGTCTCATTCACGATAGCCCCCCAGACCAGACTGTCGAACGCCTCGGTCACATTCTCTCCGATCCTGAAGGCCGCCCACATCTGATTCTCTGTCTGGTCGGCGATGCGACCACACTCGTCGCTCATCGCTCGGCGCCAGTCGTCGTACTCCTGCTTGTTCATCGTTCCAGCCACCAAGTCTCGAAGCGACTTCTCACGCCGGCGATCTTCGGTCCATAGGTGGCGCCATCGATGACTCCCCGGTCATAGGCTGGCTTAGCGATAACCTCTTCGAGGTGGTCGATCACCCGTCGAGCCAGCACCCGATCGGACGCCCGCTCGAAGCCGTCCGCGCCCCAGATCTCGAAGAGCTGCTTCACCAGCGTGATGGCGCGATGCCGAGGATTGTTGTAGGAGGTGACCTCTTCACTCTCAGCGAGTGTCGTCTCGGGCTCAGTGTACAGTTCACTGACCAGCTGATCCACACAGGCCAGGAAGTTGATCGCGTCGAGGCACTCAGCCTCGTGTCGCGGCTGAGCCGTGGCGATCTCGACCTCTTTCTCTACCCCGTCCTCGCCCTTGACCGTCGTCCAGAAGGCCAGTCGACCGACGTACTCGTTCTCGTACTCAAGCTCCGGCGTGACCTTGACCATCATGCCCTTAAGCGTCGCGGTGATGTCGCTCATCAACCGTGAAGCCTGCCTTCTCGTCAGCATTTCAGACCCTCCTCACCTCTCCGAGTCTCGCGTGGCGATGATATCCCCGCAGGGCTGCATCGTCAGCGACTCTGTGCGAAACTCCACGTCGACTGAGACCTGGTCGCCCACCCGTCGACGAGGTGTCATCGTGGGCCTCACCGTCCCGACCATTTTCTCCACGCCCGCTCCACACCTGGGGCACACCAGCCCTAATCCAGGCATGGGCTTGATGGTCACCTCCAGCGTCTGCATTCTAGCCATAGTCTACTCCCTCTCCGCCATGCGCTTCTCCCACACCCACCGCTGAGCGGCGTGGTAGTCCATTCTCGGGGAGAATCTCGAGAGTACCGCGATCCACTCTCCGTCGGTCCACTCGTCCTTGCTGACCACGCGCCCTCGCTCGGCGTCGAGCAGCAGTCGCTCGTACTCCTCCGGGGTGATTACCTCAGACATCGTCTACACCGTCCGACCGTGGGCGTCGTGCCGATCTTCAGGAATCATCTTATCCCCCGCCTGTCGCCCGTTGATATGGCCCGGCGCCCTGACAGCTAGCTCCTTGCCCGCCTCATGCAGCGGATCAGTCTCTCGCGGCGTCATCATCGCCGGCGCCTTCGGCCTCCATCCCTCGCCGGCAGCCCCCAGCCACTGATCGAAGTCTGAGGCCAGCACCGGCATCATGAAGACCGTTGAGAAGACGTCGAAGTGCCCCACCCTCGCCTGCACCGCGACAGTGTAGACGGCCTCGGTGCGATGCCCCTGAGACTTATTGGCGATCGTGCCCAGTTGATCCAGACTGATCAGTCTCACCCGGTGGTCGCTCCGGTCGAGTCGTATCTGTCGATACAGCCCCGCGCCGATGGCGTAGTTCATGGTGGCCTCGTGGTAGTTCACCGTGGCGCCAATGAGCGACTCGCCGCTCACCTTGAACTCAGTCCACACCACCTCATGCTCGGGCGTGTATTCAGACTGTATCCTGCCGTCCCTCAGGTCCCGACCCCGACGAATCCTCCGGACTATCGTGTTCAACATCTTCCTCATGCACCTCCTCAGGCTGAGTGTGTTGTGGCCGGGGCTCCCATCCGCGAATCTCATCCGCCTCGCGATGCAGTCGCTCGTGCCCCGGCTCGATCACTGACCAACCATACCATACCATGGCCGAGCCCGTCAATAGCGCGATGAACCACACCCAGACCGGCGGTCCGAAGCCTCTCGAATCCACCACCCATCTAAACACCGAGCCGAGGAGGCGAGAGAGCCCCCCGGCCGGCGAGAGAGTTGTGCCTCGAACCCTCGCACCGATCATATCTCACATGCCTCGCATGCCCTCATCGAGGCGCTCACTCTCAGCGTTGTCGACAGCCGGCTGGCCCGCGACGGTGGGTGTCCAACCATACCACAAGTCGCGAGCCTTCACAGCCTGAGCGTAGTTGTCGAGGCATCCTCGGAGATACTCAGCGAGTATGAAGTCGGGAGTCCCCGACTGATTCTCCACGCTGTGGCTGTTGATGAGCTCCTCGAGCTCTCGCACAAACTCACTCATCGGTGGTCCCCCTTGTCGTGGTGAGATCGCCGCTCGACCATCTCTTCGAGTCGTCGGCAGATGTCGCTGTGCCAGGCGGCGAGAACGACCGCGCTCTGGATCATCTCTGCCTCGAGATCCGGCTCATTCTCACCCGTCGACCTCTTCATATCTTCCACACCGACCACCGGCTCGCACTCAGCGACCTCGCCGATCTCCTCCAGCAGTATGTCCATCCAGGTGACCTGACCCGCCGCAGCCATCTTCTGGCACAGAGTCTTCAGCGTGGAGGCGAGAGCCCCAGCGTCGGGAGTCGTGCCGTCGGGGTGCCGCTGGTCGCCCCAGCGTTTGACCTGCCTCACCCGCTCTATGTAGACCAGCTTGAAGAAGTAGCCCAGCAGCTGCTCTTCGCGGCCCGGGAGACGTTGGACGTTCCACTCGGCGGGATGCAGATAGATGCCAGCACCGCTGCCTGCAGCGTGCTCATCGTCGCTCACACCTACAGTGTCAGGCGTCATTCTAGGCCCTCCCAGTCCCGGGCGCGGTCTGACTGCGGCGTCATCGAGCCGTCGGCGCCGGCGAGATAGTCCGCGACTCTCTCTGTCCCCTCATCAAACTCATCCCCCCTCATGGCGGAGAGTCGGCCGTTCTCCACCTTGACAGTGGCCTCATACTCGCCCGGAGCGAGTGGTCGCTGAGAGACGATCCTCAGCACCCGACCGGTCTCGCCGTCGAGCACGACCTGGGGCCTCGGGGGCGGCTCAAAGCTGTGGCACTGAGAGCATTCAGGCTTCGGCCCCGTGTGGTAGTTCAGCTCGGTCTCAGACAGACCGTAGTTGGTCGTCAGCAGATGACGCAGCTTGAAGATCTGCTGGTGGAGAGCGTGCAGATCGGCTCCGGGCGGGGTGAGTCCCGCCGGCTTGTCGGGGTGTCGCTCATTCCACATGCCGATGCACCGCCAGCAGCTGACCTGGTTGATGACACGCGTGGTGCTGTCGCCGGAGTCGGACCATGGGACAGCCTCTCCGGTGCACCAGGCGACCTCAGGAAGCTGCCCCACAGACCTGAGAGCGTGTGGATCTTCAGCTCTCTGTCGTCGGCCCAGATGAATCTCTCCCGCCATCAGTGGGCCGCCTGGTCGACATAGACGCCGGTGGAGCAGTTCGGGTCGCTCGGCACGACGGTGATCGAGCCGTAGGCGCTGTCGCCGTGGTAGGTGACGTAGAGTCCGTTGTGTCCCACGCACTTGGCGGCGACGTTGTTGAAGCCGTCGGGCATGGCGAGCGTGACCGCCTGCGTCAGATCGACCTTGCCAGTCTGACCGGCGTCGAGGAAGGGCTGACTGGCCTTGCCCGTGTTCGAGCCGCAGCCTGCGACCCCCGCGACGATGGCCGCCGTGGCGAGTCCCGCCGCGGCCACGCTCAGCAGGGTCTTCTCGCTCCTAGTCTGCTTCATCATCTCTCCACACCCTCCCCAGACAGCGCGTCGCGCTGCTGCCGCTCGGCCTTGATGTCCTGTATCATCGTGGCCAGGCCGATCTTCACCGCTCGTCGCAGCAGCTCGGCCATCGAGATCCGATAGTGCTCCTTGACCTTGACCGCCGCGTCTCGCAGCCTCCGCTCGGCGGTGAAGGGCGGCAGAGTGACCGGGTCCTTGAAGCCCGGCGGCCGGCCCAGGGGCGCGGCCTGCAGTCGTTTGTCGTTCGTCATGCCAGCACTATATCATCGATCAACTATCTCGTCGACCTTCTCCTCTTACCCCCTGCCCCGGTAGGCCCCCGCCCCGCGCATCAGGCGCCCCCTGGGGCGCTAAGATGCAAGCGGGAGCGGAGGACGCCCCACCGGGGGTCAGTGTGAGTGCTCCACACCGCGCTGTCAGCGCCTGACGTGCCCGTTCGTCACGTCCTGCACCCTGACAAGGGTCAGGCGGGGCGAACCCAAGCTTAAGCTGACGATAGTTAGGCTTTAGTTTATTTTCAGGCTATGTCATACTGCCCCTTCGCCCCACGATAGTGGGGCAGGGGCGTATGCACATATGCGCGCCATGCGCGCGCACGATCGTGGTAGGCCTCAGGGAGCCACCATAGAGTGATTCAGGCTCCTGAGACCTACCCCGTATCGCGCGATCGTGGTTATACCGCGAGGAGCCACCCATTATCGATCGCTATATCGATACACTCCTTGGTGCCACCGTGCAACCTAGTAGCCATCATGGGCACCGTGTTGAGCTTATGGGCCGCGCACCACACTGCGCGGTGCTCTCTGGCCTTCCACAGATTGACGCCGGAGTCGAGCAGGTCGCTGCCGGCCTTGGTGAGCACGTATGAGGTCGACGACTCGACCAGGTGATATCTACCATCGCGCCCGCGCGTGAGATGACCATCACGCACCGCCCAGTCAAGTTGTCGCTGCACCTCCTGGAGATCCCAACCCAGCGCTCGAGCGAGTTTGTCTGGTGTGGAGGGTCCATTTTCAGCGATATGCCGCGTCGCTCTTGCGTTGCGGGTGGGTCGCTGTATCTTGGGCTCTTTGACCCCGGCGAAGTCGAACTCTTGCTGAGGCACATTCAGAAGGTTAGACTCGTGTATGGGCTGCCATGCGTGGCGATCGGGACCAAAACTGAATCTATGTGTGGAGGACTCAGCCGACTTGCTCTCGGCCTCGAATATCAGGTGGCCGTTGTCCGCCGTGATGTAGAGACTGTCCTCCGCCCAGGCGTGGAAGGCCTGAGACCCCAGCATGCGCTGGCCTCCGCGGGTGGAGCCGTCCTTGGAGGCCTTCTTGAAGTGGTGTATGACTATGATGTTGAGTCTGTGGCGCCTAGATAGCATCGTCAGCGGCCCCAGCAGCTTCGTCATGAGCTCTAGAGACTTATTCTCATCGACGTCGCCGGCGGAGCGCATCATGGTGTCGATGATGAGAGCCTTGTAGGGTCGGCCGGTGCCCAGCTTGCCCTCGCCCAGCATCGCTGAGAGCCAGTCCCTGCCCCGCTCGGACGACAGCTGTATGACACAGTCGCCGACGAAGTCGATGGAGGGTGTGGGTCGTGTGGGCATGTAGTCTCGTCCGATGAAGAGCTGACCATCCTCGAAGCCCACACCCCAGGCCTCGTCGATCTTGGAGGCCCAGATCTTCTCGCCTCGAGACTTCACCACCGGCAGGGCGTCCTCGAGAATGAGATACAGCACCGGGCCGCCCTCATTGACGTCGAAGTGGTTAAGAAATCTAGCGTTGATGCCCTCACCTGCGAGAGCTACTGAGAAGGCGAGATCGAGTCCGACCCAGCTCTTGCGTGTCTTGGGTTCGCCAGCGATGAATCCCACACTGCCCTCCGTGAGGAGGCCGGGCACCAGCCACTGAGGTCGTCTGACCAGCGCCATTCCTGCCGCCCAGTCCTGCTTGACCGGCAGCGGGCCGCCCAGCTCCTTCTCATCGTGGGCCTCGACCGCCGCTACTGCGTCAGAGCCCAGACGTCTCAGTTCGTCGGCTCGACCTTCGAACTTATTCCACACGGTGGGGCGAAGCATGGCGATGATCTCAGCCACGGTGCAATCCGCCTCAGCGAGGCACTGGGTGAGATACCACCGAGTCTTGCTACGATCCTCGCCATTGACATTTTTCGCCTTAAGCAGCGCCTGGGCTCGCTTGGGCAGCGTCGGACCTATGCGCTTGGCGAGTTCAGCCCGGTCGACATCCTCAACTTCAGCAAGCAACTCCTCGTCGAACTCCACCGCGTGGAAGCCCTTGGGCAACGGGGGCAGATCGTTGAAATCCACCGCCCTGTAACGGGGGCCGTCGCTCCACAGCATGACCCCCTGCGCCACGCGCCCAGGCGCCGAGTATTCGGGCTTGTGGTTGACCCAGCCCGGCACTCTCAGCAGTTGGGTGATGTCCCACCCGCTGGGGTCGGCGCCCAGCATGTGGGTCATGAGTCGATTCTCACCGGTGGCTCTCGCCGCGCCATAGAGATCCTCCTCGACCGGGTCCTTCAGCAGCCATAGCGCCTGATACCTCCCGGGCGAGGTCTCCCAGGCCACGGTCGGACGCCATCGCTCCTCGATGCGGTGTGGATCGGCCTCGTCGAGATCGGCCCACAGGGCGTACTCCTCGCCGGCGAGCTGCTCCTGCCGGTGTGGAGCGCTGAATAGCACCGGGCACCAGTAGAGATCTTCATTCTGATGCGTGAGCATGTGCTCGACGATCTCTTCACGCTCGCCCGGCCACTCGAAGGCGACCGAGTGAAAACCCCTCTTACCCTCGCTCTGAGCCTGCTCACGTCGATTGATCCAGGGAAAGAAACAATACCCCTCATTGTCCTTTGGACCCCAGGCTTGGGATATCACAGACAACACTTGTTCGGCTTGGCGCCTATCCAAGGCCCGCTCCTTTCACTTACCGCTCAATCATCGCACAACTCCGTCTGTTCATCAACCGCCAGCTGGTTGACAACCGTCAATGCCCTGCGATAAATTGGTGCCATGACGCTGCCCCACGACGACAGGAGGCTTTGATGACGGCGATGATACCCATAGCGGAGTTGCTTCAAGACAAGACTTTCGCCAAGTTCTTCGATGAGACTCCGGCCATGTATCCGCACCAAGCCGCCCGTAAGGATGGTTGGAGACTGTGGGTCAAGCTGGGGCCCAACTCGCCCTGGAGGCGTAAAGATGTGGAGCACTACCAGTCAGGCGTTCGATTCATTCATCGTGGACTCGATGAGGGTGACCTGCAAGACGCTGTCCTACAGTGTCGAGGCGTCTCGTACAAGCCCCCCATCAGGCGGTTTGGAGTCAAGGACCCTAAGACTGGTAAGCCTGCCGTCGAAGTTGTTAACGGGGTCGCCAAGCGCAAGATCATCGAGAGAGTCTGGACGCCCGACCCCCAGCTCATCCAGGAGTACGGCCCCCACGAGTGGTGCTACTACTGCCGGCGACCGGTCGTCTTCGGCTACTTCTCCAAGCACCCCGCCTTCCGGGGCACAGTGCTTGAGCCCTACTACGACGGCGCGGTCCGTCGCTGCTGCATCTGCGGCATCTCCCACGAGTCCGTCCGTCGAGCCTGAGAGGCCCCGTCATGCAAGAGCTACCCCAGTCCGACGGACCCTTGGAGTCTTCGCCCTCGCGGCCTTGCGCACCTGGCGAACATCGTTGGGTGTTGATAACCTACAGCCACGGCGACGTCTTCGGCGTGGATTCACAGGGCGACCCGGTGTGGGTGCCCTCGCCGCAGCACGAGATGCAGTGCATCATAACTTGCAACGAGTGCGACGAGAATTGGACGACCGAGACTCCGCTCACAAAGTTCGCGAGTTGATCCGCCTCGCTGCGTATGCGATACTTGAATCGCTGCCCTCGACCGGGGGCATCGAATCCGCCCTATCAGGCGGTCGTCTACCCGGAGGACCCGATAGACATGAGCTACCGATTGTTGGACCCGTTGAAGGAGCCGGTGTTCGCCGACCTCGTCACGGATCCCCGATTCGCGCAGGTGGCCAACGAGTTCTTGCAGCCGACCAGCTACGAGCCGAGGCACTACGTCAGCAGGATCGGGTCGAACTTCCTGGATCACCCGGACGAGTGCAACGCGTGCGCCCCACATCGCATCGAGTTCCTCGCCTCACGGGCTAACCGCGCGCATCTCCACAGCCAGCCTCGGCGCCGGCGGGTCGTCGATCTGTCGGAGCACCCCGTGCAGAGTTCTGCAGATCAGCGGGAGACCGCGCGGTCCTTCGGGCCTCCGCCCAAGGCGGGCAAGCGACGGAAGAAGGGGTCCCAGACCGATGGGCAGTGACGACCTCTTCCGCACCATCCTGGTGCCATGGAACCCCTTCAAGCCGATCGAGGAGGTCATGATCCCCTTCGATCTGTCTCATCGACTGCGTAAGCTGCAGGAGATGATCGGCGGACACTTCGAGGTGGTGTCGGGCACGTCGACCCTGAACAAGCTGGCCAGAGGCCGCGCCCGTGTGGGAATGTTAGTTATCGAGGACATACGGGATCTTCCGGGGTCGGTCACCCTCAACGCTCGGGCTTCCTACATACACGGCGCGGCGATCTACGGCAACGCAGTCCTCCTCGGTGTGGGCCAAGAAGACGTGCTGCCCATGCCAGTCCACACGACGCTCGACTGGCTGATCGAGCAGCTCACTCTTATCGTCGAATCCTGAGGGTCGCAGAGAAGATCTAGCTGCGGCCTTGACACCCCTCTAGTCGGTGTAGTAGCATGATTGATGACGCTGCTACACCGACTAGGAGTTGTGATGACAACCCTCGACACGAGTAAGGTCGCCGCTGAACTCGGCACCGACAGCAGAACGCTGCGCAAGTTCCTCCGCTCGTCCGCCTCACCCCTGCAGGCCGTCGGCCAGGGCGCTCGATACGTGATGAAGCCCGAGGATCTGCCGGAGCTGAAGGACAAGTTCGACGCTTGGCGGGGCGGTCGCCGCACCCCCACGACGAATTCATCATCAAAGGCTCCCCGGGAACGGAAGAGCCGGGCCGCGCGCTTGACCGACATCGAGCGGGTCGATCCGCTCGCCGAAGACGATCTGATGACTCGCACCACGCTCTCGATCGCCGATCGGCAGCGCAGAGCTGGGGTGGTATGCAACCACACCTGGCCTCATCCCAATGTCAAGGGTCTGACGGTCAAATGCACCAACGCAAACCAGAAGGGCACTCGATACTGCCGCTTCCACCAGCAGATGACCTGGTGTGGAGGCGACGAACCGGCGCCCTCACTCTGCGGCCCCTCGCCTGAGGACAAGAACTCACCCACCGGCCACCCATACTGCCGCTACCACAATGGCGACATCTCAGAGGAGGATTTCAACGCGCTGCTCGTTGACAACCCCGACGCGGAGATGCTAGCATAGCTTCATGAACCGCTCGATCGGCTTCTCCCCCGTGGCCGAGAGAGTGAGACGAGGCTGCAGAGGCTTAGAGCCCCGGCCCCGGTCAGAGAACCCCGACCTCTATCTCGCCCCGCCGACTTGAGGTTCGGGGTTCTCTGGTGTGTGATATCATCGCTGCATGCTCACTAAGCGAACACTCATCGAGCTGCTTGAGATGTATCCTGAGGATACACAGGTTCAGCTAGAGCTGGGCCATGATGCATGCGAAGGTGATCTGCTCAACGCAGCCAAGATTCAAACTCACGCCACTATCGAGGGCGTCGTGCTTCTCGTCAGCGACACCTACCATGAGGACGAAGACGACGTCTGATATACTGGCCTCGCGATCCTCCGCATAGGATCGTCGTCTTAGCCCCTGACGATCGAACTAGGATGGGCGCCACCCTAGCGACCCTCATACTCAACCTTCCCCCTGAGTATGAGGGTCGACTGGCGTGTGAAGATCTCTATCAAAACCTAGAGAATTTGAGTGGGCATGTGCATATCATCGATCAGCGCGAGTATCCCACCGCCTGAGGACTCGCTTTGCGTCTTCTCTAGACACTGAATCGATCGCTTCATCGAGCGTCGATAATGCAGTGTCGATCAGATCGAGCACCTTGTTGGCTTGGGCGACAGTCCACACCACATAAGCCCCTCCGCCAGCCTGTTTGATCTCCTTAAGCCGCAGTCGCTGGACCGGCGAGACGTTGTCACGAGTCTCAGGCGTCTTCACCTCCATCGCCACGAAGCATCCGCGATAGCATGCCAGCAGATCAGGAGTGCCGACCGGCATCATGGGTGACCCGTGGATCTTGATGACGTAGCCGCCACGTTTACGAACCGCCTTCTGAATGTTCTGCTGGATCCTTGTCTCAGGGCCGCTCATCCGATCGCTCCTAGGTCGATCTCACAGCTTCTAACCAGCCTATCATCGCATCGCCGGCGAGCGTCATGCAACGGCCCCACACACCAGCAGACCCCACCGGGTGACGCTGCCCTCGACAAGGAGAACAACCGGTGGGGTCTGTGGTGCGCGGGTCTACCTCGATCGGTCGACCCTCAGATCATCGCATGATCAGGTCGTAGATGTCAACTACAGCTCGTCGAGGTCGAGCTCCTCGAGCTCATCGTCGTCGACCGGGGGCGCGGTCTTGCGGGCCGCTGCCTTCTTCGCCGGGGCGGCCGCCTTCTTGGCCGGAGCGCGACGCGGCGGGGGCGGAGGAGCCTCCTCTTCTTCCTCCTCTTCGTCCTCGTCGGCGTCCTCCTCCTCGTCCTCGGTCTCCTCGACCGGCGCCGGAGCCGCGGCGCGGCGCTTGGCCTTGGGCGCCGGGGTGGGCTCGGGCTCCTCGTCCTCGTACTCCTCCTCGTCGTCCTCGATGTCCTCGTCGTCCGCGTTGCCCTGGACGTCGGCGACTGGGATCGTGGCTCGTACCTCAGACTGCAGCTTGCCGTTGTACTCGGTGTCCTCGAGCGTGACGCCGATCATCTTGCCGACGATCGCGTTCGGGTCGAGCTTCACCCGCTTCTTCGGGATGACCACGCCGGCCGCGCCCCAGAGCGAGCGGATCTTCCAGAGGTGCTTCGCTTCGAGGATGCAGTAGTGGCCGTACTCGCCGACCTGCCCGTTGTGCTTGACCTGGATCGTGAAGACCCACATCTTGTTGTCGTTCTTGGAGGTCGCCTCATCCACCTTCGTGACCTTCGCCACGTAGTCGCCCTCCGGGAAGCGGCGCTTGTTGAACTGACCGCCCCCATCCTGAACATCTGTGAAGTCGAGGACTTCAGTGGCTGGCTTAGCCATTCATGCCTCCTGTGTGGAAGTAGTTGGTGAGTAGATCATATCATACCCACCAAAGGATCAGATCTAGCTGTCGGCTTTGGGTCGAGCTCGAGTGGGCACCTTGCCCGTCTCCAACAGATGAAGCAGCTTGGGCACCGTGGGATTTTTCAGATAGTCGGGCAGCGTGTACTCAGAACGACCGCCGGTGTCGTACATCGGGTGGTCGCCCAGCCACAGTCGACGCTGACTGACCGACACCCCATTGACTTCGGTCTTGGCGACGTAGATGCGAGCGATCACGTCAGCAAGCGAGTTCACTGTGCCGCGGACGCCCTTCGGCAGATCAGCGACGAAGGCGGTAGGCTCGTCCTCGATGTCCTCATCGGCCTCTGAACTCTGAGTCTCAAGGGGTCGCTCCTGGGCGGTGTATATGACACCCATCGATCGGAGATTGTAGAAGTTGACGAGCATGGTCTTCATCAGCTTGCCGGCGACGCCCCAGTCCTTCTGCTGAACCATGCCTGGCTTAGTTGTGATGACCCGCTCGTTACGCACGTTCATGGTGTAGTCGAGGGCCATGTCGCTGAAGCGGGTCAGACCGTCGAGCGCTACCCATCGATAGGGGTGCTTGCCCAGTCGAAGGTAGCCGTAGAGCTCCTCCAGATCTTCCCACTTCGATACGGGCCAGACGTGTGGATTCAGACCCTTCATGTAGGTGGTGCCGGTCTCGGGGTCAGCGATGAGCGTGTGCTCCACACCGGCCGATGTGCAGAAGGTGGTCTTACCCTTCTTGTTCCGACCGTACACCAAGATCCGAGGCAACTTCTCCATGGTCGCCGGCCGGACGATCCGCTGCTTGGCTATCGCCACGTAGTCCTTCTCCGCCACTCGCTCCTCCTGTGTAGGATGGGAGATTGACGATGTGGATCAACTCTCCCTCTGCCATATGCGCTCGCATGTGGTTATTGACCATCATATCACGATGTTTAACACTGAGAAAGAAGCCTATCACGCCGACGTGAGGACCGTTCGGTTCGCCCACTTTCAACTTACGGGCCCTGCACAGCGTGCAGGTGCTGGTGTGGGTCCTGCCGGCGAGCGCCCCCTTAGGCAGAGGCATGGTCAGAATGATCCAGCCCTCGAGTTCGACTCGGTCACCCAGGTTGGTGCGGAAGGTCTCGAGTTCAGTTCTCATCGCTCCTCTTATCCGGAATTCGATCCTGGTAGTACTCCATGGGGTCGCCCTCACGGAAGTTGTTCTTGAGCAGACTCTTGGTGTTTGAACCCATCAGTTCAGCGGTGCACAGATCGGCGAAGGGGCACCACTCGCAGCCTCGATCGATAGAGCGTTCAACCATGTCGGGCTTGTGGAATGGATATGCCCTGATGCGAGCGACTGTGTGGACGGTCTCGGTGATCACGCGATCGAGCATGTCGTCGTCCTTCTCCAGTGGATCTCGTCTGAAGAAGGGTGAGGTCTGAGGTTCGCCGGGTGAGTATCGCTCCGCCTTCAGTCGAAGTAGATGAGCCTTGATATCGGGCGTCATCGCCCGCAGCTCGCCGGTCTTCAGCAGTCGCTTGATCTCCATGCCGAAGGTGTGGTAGTCAGTGTCGCTGAGGTTCTTGTACAGTCGGTTACCAGCCTTCACTACACGGGGCTTAGATGGGCCGGTGGTTCTAAGATAGTTCCACATGAATCCCTGAACCTCTAGACCCCGCTCGAGCGCGGCCCACATGTACAAGGCTGACTGGGCGTCGAGCAGTCGGAAGGTCAAACCCGGCAGTCGACCGTGGGTCTTGTGGTCGCCGATCCACAGACCGAAGACATTCTCAAACAAGATGTCCACGCGGCCTCGATAGACCACTAGTGCCGACTTCAGCGGCAACTCAGTCTCGATCGTGAACTCGGTCTCGTGGGTCTGCCAGGGATCGTCTTCGTAGTAGTAGACGTACGCGCGCATCAGCGCGTAGCACTCCTCCGGCAGATCGCCGTAGTAGTCCTTCTCTTCATCGAGCAGCGTGTCGTACTGGGCGCAGAGTTCGATATGTCTCAGCTTCCAGTCCATGCCGCTGTGGTGCGCCTCTAGCAGCTCGTGCATCCAGGTGCCACGCTTGAGCGGTGTGCCTGTGGTTCGAGGCTTGAGGCGTCTCACGTACTTGTAGTAGTACTGACGGGGGCATCGGCGAAACGTCTTGATCGCCGAGTGGGTGATGACCTCAGTGTCGATCGCCGGGTCGATATAGAGTGAGGTGGTCATAGTGCTTCTATCATATCACCTCAGTGAGCCTCAGCCAACTCCTGGATCTTAGCTAGGCCTGGGAAGTCGTAGACCTGCTCGGGCTCAAGCTCGATCGAGTCGCCCCAGTGTGTGCCCACCTTCAGATCTGCGACGATGGGCAGCGCCATCTTGAGACCGAACTTACGACGCATATTCTCCATATCCTCCATAGAGTCTTTGATGATAGGCAGCACCTCGCCGACCACATCTTCACGAATCTCGAAGTTGACCGCGTCGTGCACCAGACCGAGGCAGTAGGCCTTGTCGGCGAGATCACGTTCATGCAGCGTCTCATTGATCTTGATCATCGCCATAACCGCCATGTCGCTAGCAAGCCCCTGCACTGGCGAGTTGATCGCCTGTCGCTCGGCCTCCGCGCGGACCCCCTTCTCTGGCGAGTTGATATCGGGTAGATGCCGGATGCGACCGATGGCCGACTGCACCCGGCCGTGGATGTTGACCAGTCGTCGCTGACGCTCGTGCCAGGCGAGTAGATCTGGGAACAACTCGAAGTAGGCTTTGCGATAGGCCCTCGCTTCAGACTCGCTGAATCTGACTCCGTAGTTGTTGAAGGCGGTCTCGATGAACTTCATCCAGCCCATGCCGTATAAGAAACCGAAGTTGACCGGCTTGCCGATCTTCTTGCGCAACTCCTTAGTGATCTTGTGACGAGGCAGTCGGGTGACCGCCATCGTCGTCTCCATATGGATGTCTGCGCCCTGATTATACATTCGTATCATGGTGCGTTCGTGGGCGCAGAAGGCGGCGATTCTCAGCTCGATCTGACTGTAGTCGGCCTCGGCCCACACCCAGCCTGGTGTGGCCCCGATGATGCCGCGAATGAAGGGGTCTCTCGGCACTTGCTGGGCGTTGAAGCCTTTGATCTTGGAGGCCGAACCAGAGAACTTAGAGGCGTCCTCCTTGCCTGAGGCGAGTCGGCCGGTGACCGTGCCACCCAGTTTGAAGGTGGTGCGAATCTTGCTCTCTTCGTCGGCCAGCCTCTCGAAGGCTTCGAGAAAGGTGAGATCCTTCTGCATGCCGGCGCGTTCGAGCATCAGCTTCAGTACTGGGTGTGGGGACCTCTCCTCCCCCAACACTTTGAGCGCCTCGGCCGACATCGAGGGCATCCCCGGTGAGCCGTCGTCCTTCTCCTTGCCGCGAGCATACACCGGCAGCTGGAGCCACTCGAAGAGAAACCATCGGGCGAAGTTCGATGCATTGAAGTTGACCTCGAGCGGCTTGCCCTTCGAGTCTCTGGGCCAATCCTCAGAGTCTCTATCAGGCAGCCATTCGGCGATAGCGGCTTCGATGATGCCCAGGTCGGCCCGCTTCTGCGGCAACCGCTCAGCGAGTCGACCCTTGTCCACCCAGAGTCCGCGCTGCTCAGTCTCGATCAGGTCGCGATTCGCCGGCTTGTACTCTAGCTGCATGATGCGGGCGAGACGGGGTTGTTGCTTGAGTTCCTCCTTTACCTGCAGATAGATCAGGTAAGTGTAGTAGGTGTCGAGGAAGTTGTACTGCAGCACCTCATCGAGAGGCATGTCGAGCAGCGACCTTGTGTCGACGCCCCACGGCTCCACGCCGAGGCGCATCTGAGCTTGAGGCTTGAGTCCCTTGAGCACATTCTCGTCGAGAAGGTGGACGGCGAGCATGGTGTCGAAGGTGTTCCACATACCCCCCACACCGAATCGACGAAGCCACCTGGAGTCGAACTTGCCGTTATGGGCGACGCGCTTAGGCACCGCTGCGAGGCACGGCCCCAGATACTTCAGCACCGCTCGCCAGCGAGTCTTGAAGGGCGACTCAGGGTGATATAGGGGCAGCGCGAAGCCGCGCACCTGACCCTTGACGACGTAGGTGCCGGCGATCGAGATGATCTTTGCCTGGGGGTCGAATTCGCCCAGTGGCACGATATTGGTCTCGACGTCGAAGCTGAGTAGTTCGGCCGCTCGCAGATCAGACTCTAGCTCTCTCACCCTCGCCGGCGAATCGACGATCAGAGGATTGATCGGAATGACGCGGTTGAGAGTGTCGCCCTTCACCATCGAGACGAACAGCTTCAGATCGGCTTCGTACCCCGGTCGGTTCTGAGGTCGAGCGAGCACAGCCGAGGGTGAGATCGTCGGCAGCACCTTGGCGTCATGCGCGTCGAGCGGCTTGCCTCGCCACTTCATGATGCCGCTATGGCCGGTGACCGAGAGTAGCGCCTCGTTGCCCATGGTGAGAATGAACTCGGGCTTGATCTCGGCGATCTCAGCCTCGAGATACTCTCGACACGCCTTGACGTCGCCATTGCTCGCGTTGGCCTCGAAGTTGCGGCACTTTAACGCGGAGGCCCAGTAAATCTTGGTGTGGATCAGATCGAGTCCGGCGTTGCGTAGATCCTGCTGCAGCACGCTCTGGTATCGGTCCGAGTTAGGCATCTTGCCGACCACCATGACAGTGGCGCCCCTCGCACCGACACCGGGTTCGCACACCAGATCGACGCCGCGGTGAAGCTTGCACTTAGTGCAGCTGTCGTTCAGCGTCACCATTCGGGTGTCACTCCACTGACGGTGTGGAACTCCATCTTGAAGTCGGTCGGCGTCAGCAGATACATGGGCACCATGCCCATCATCTCGGCGAGGGCCTCGCACATCGTGCTGACGCACTCAAGCTTGAAAGTGTAGTTGCCTCGACCATCCTCCTCAACGATCCAGCGATGGGCGAATGAAGCTTCCTCGCCGAAGTCGATCAGTGAGAACGGCTTTCGCATCGCCTGGATCAACTGGTGGATTGAGATGATGTTCTCGCTGTGCAGACCATACCACTGAGGCCAGGTCAGCGTGACTCGGAATCGAATCTCCGAGTCTTCGAGGAACCAGTTGTCGGGCAGCCAATCCTCAGCGCTGAGCATATCAGGCGTGAAGCCAGTTTCGGGGGTCATGATCGTCGTCATGTCAGCCATTTTACCACCTCCACACCCCCCTTGTCAAGCAGATCCACACCCGCCATGTCTCGGTGGTCATCGCGAAAGACGACTCGTTCGATGCCGGCGCTGAGGATCAGCATGGAGCAGTTGGGGCATGGTGCAGTGGTGGTGAAGAGCTGACCACTCTCCACACGTACCCCGTATCGGGCCGCATAGGAGATGGCGTTGGCCTCGGCGTGGACCGAGATGGTGCAGGGTTTGGTCGCCGGGCAGTAGGCGGAGTGGGCGTTGTGTAGATGTGAGTCTTTGGCCGGGCACTTGCACTCGTGGTCACAATGGGTCATTCCCGCAGGGGCGCCATTGTAGCCGCTGACCAGCGGTCGGTATTCGGCCGTCGCGATGATGACGCCCACCTGTGCGCGTGAGCATGTGCTACGGAGCGCGTAGAGCGCCGCTGAATTGATCAGGATGTGGTCGCGTGAAGGTCGCTGCGACATCATGACATCATCGCTTCCATGAGCCGCTGGGACTCTTTGGTCTGCAGCTCAACAACGTGGGTCTTCATGAACTCTCGGTCGCCGTCGAACACATGTAGTGAGCCGATGTTCATGGCGAGGGTGCCGAGGGTGAGTCTAGAACCTTTGGCTCCCTCGTTGCCCTCCATAAACCACCACCGGTCGGCGACCCACCACATGAGACGCATGGCGTGGTAGACGTCGTCGCGCATGTGGCGTAGATAGTCGCAGGACCGCATATGGTACGTGCAGTTCAGTCGACCTTGACGGATGCGGAACTGGTAGCCCAGCGAGCAGGGCACCCGCTGACCCTCCACCGAACCAGTGTCCTCCGGGAACCAGATGGGCAGATAGGCCTGACGCGTGGTCGGGTCGCGATCTAGGAGTTTCACCACGTCGAGCAGATCGCCAAGATGATACCGAACGCCGAACTGAGGTCCAAGATCGCAGTACTCGTTCGGGCCGTATTTGCCACGGATGCTCGACGAGCAGCTGGTAGGAGCGTGGCCCGGTCCAGCGTGCTTGGGCCAGAACCGCTCGGGGTAGGTGTGGGAGAACTGCCCGCTGGCGAGATGCTCGCTGTTGTCGTTCTTGCGGAACGGCCACCGCTCGTGGGAGGGTGGGGGGTTCAGCGCGACGCCAGACACTCGCTCCTCGAAGTGCTCGTCGGCCCAGGGCAAGTTCGGCTTGACCAGGTGGGCCATTGAGGTTACGCTCATCGGCACCCCAAGCTCAAAGCAGACGTCCTCGAGTTCCCAGGTCCGGCCGAGCCCCTCTCGGCCCTGTGTGGATTGGGATTGCCAGGTCAGGCTGTCGACCGGCTTGGCGTCTTCCACCAGACGGTCTGCCAGTTCGTACATCAAGCCGTTGAAGCTTCGACTCTTGAGCGTGATCATTCTCCGAAATCCTCCTCATCATCTTCCTCTATGTCCACCACCACACCCTTCATTATATCGCCCATTCGGCCGAGCGGGAGTCCTAGCTTGGAGAGATCGAGATTTGACGCGTAGCAGTGGGGCAGCGGGTGATAGGCCTTGAAGAACTCTTTGCCCTGGGACCCGTCACGCAGAATCTTCGGTCCTTCGAACTGGAGAGCGTGGTTGTATCCGAACAACTCGGTGTGCCACCGCCGGCGGATGCGTCGATAGGTGTTGTAGTTCATCTGACCGTAGGTCATGCCGGCCTGGTCCTCCTTCCTGACCTTGCGCAGCCAGACTCGACTGATCTTGATCGCTGGCGCCTCCAGCAGCTGGAGTTCATCTTCCGACAGTCGAGACGTCGAGGCTAGCAGGACTCGACGACCGACCCGACGATGGTCAGAGTCTGGATGCATCAGTAGATAGGCGAGTGATTTGAAGGAGTGATACTGTATCGAGTCGATTTGCCACACGAACCCGATATCCTGTAAACTCTGCCTAGTGAGTTCGGCGACGTACTTGCCGAGCACCTGAGCCACCGTCAGATCGAGCGCCGATAGGTAACCCATGTAGGAGGTCCGACTGTGCAGCGTGATGGTCGGAGTGGGTAGCGCCTTGTAGACCACCGCGAGCATGCACGACCCCCATCGTCGGCGTTCGCGGTTGGTCATGCCGTTGATAGAGCCGCCCTGGGATCGTACGATCTTAGTGCGCAATGTCGCCTGGCCCCGCCCTTTAGAACCGATGCGCACGCATTGCGCGAGCCACATTTTAACATCTTCGGGGTCGAGGTACTGCTTGATCATCATCGTCCATCGGGACGGGGTTAACCACAGCGACTTGAGATCGAACTCCCACTCGAGTGAGTCCGCCACGCCGATGACGTTGTGCTTTGAGACGTCGATCATCGACACGGTGTCTAACTGATCTCGAGGAGAGTAGATCAGATCTAGACACATGCGGTCGTGCAGTTCGGTGAGGGTGCTCGCGCTATAAGCGTGAGATCGCAATGTAGGCCTCCACGATGAGTTGGACGATGACGACTATGAAGTAGACGCCGATGCTGACCACGAGACAAAGGCCGAGACCGATGACTATGGCGCCGGTGATCTTAACCCACATCGGATGCGGTCGCGTCGGTGTATCCGTTGTTTTGTCTTCCACGATTCTTCTCCCACGCTCGGAAGTAGGCGTCGAACAACTGGTCGGCGCTGATGCCCGCGGTGATGCACATCTCCACGAAGAAATGCAGCGCGTCGGCCATCTCCTCAGTGAATTTGGCCTCGTCGGTGCCATTCCACTTCTGCTTCCACGGCTTCCAGCGCAACTCCTGCATGGCCTCGCTGAGTTCACGCACGGTGAAACCGAAGAGCTCGTGCAGTCTGGCTTGCACCGTGGCGAAGTTGATCTCGCCGTAGTCGCTCTCCGGTATCGGGAAGGACGGCTCACCCGTCTCGATCTCGAAGTACTTCCGCATCAGCTCTCGCTGGCCGGCGAAGATAGTGCGCAGCGCGTCGAACTGAGAGATGTACCCGGTGTTCATGTAGATCGCACCAACCTCGTACCACACGCCCTGATTGGTGATGCGGGGCTCCTGGTACGGCACACGGTCAGTACTTGACGTCACGAGACTCAGTCCTTGTGTTGAGAGCGAAGACGATGTTCTGGTGGATGCGACCGTACATGTGCTCACGGTCGGGGTGCCGGTAGTCCCACAGCTTGGCGTCGGTACCCCAGTTGCCATAGGCGGCGACGTAGGCGTTGTAGATCTTGTGCATGTACGGAACGACGACCTCGTTATTCGGGTCATGGGCCGTGTTCAGATAGACCGAGCTCCACGGAGGCAAACAGAAGATCACAACCGGTTTGATCTGACGAAACACTTGAAGCGCGGGAATCAGCCACTCGGGATCCCAGAAGTCTGCATCGGGCTCTCTGGGCATCACCGACGAGTAGATCGGCTCTGAGATCAGACGATGCCGATCAAAGATGGCCGGCTTGAATCCGCCGGCGAGGTTGTCGTTGACCCAGTCACGAAGATTAGTCATCGGTCGGGTGTCGGAGTCGACGACCTTCGCCGCCAACTCCAGGTGTGGAAAGTCGCCCATCAGTCGCTTGATTAGCGTGGTCTTGCCGGCCCCATCCGGACCTTCGACCACGATCATAACTTCTCGAGTCCTTTCTTGCCGCTGCCCCCGCATACATAGCCACGAGTGTTGTTGTGGTGGGGCATGATGTAGAATCGATCGGCCGTCAGGCCGCAGGCCTCGACGACGGTCTCGTACTCGCAGTCAGTCTGGCCGCAGGTGTAGATTGTGCTCCGCTGAGGCAGTTCGACGTATAGATCGAGACCGGTGTGATGGTTACCCACCAGTGTGTTGTCCTGATAGCCGAGGGTCTCGCACAGATCGAGAAACTCCCTGACGTCCTTGATAGTGGCGCAGTTCGCACTGAGCCTAGTCTTCTGAGGCATCGCCCCTCCTTTCCAACTAAGTCTATCATTCTTGCGTCTCGCGATCAACCGCGGAGTAGCGACTTCGGAGACTTCATGATCGCCTTAGCCACATCGCCATCCGCTTGCAGGGTGTGGTAGATCACTTCATCCACAGTATCCTCAGCCAACAGGTAGACGAACCGTGTGCCTCGCGCGTCCTTATTCAGGGCGATACGATCCTCTGCCTGAGTGAAGTCGACATAGCTCAGCGTCAGAGAGAACCATATGAAGGTGCCCGCGGTGGATAGGTCGATGCCCAACGATCCCGCGGCGGGCTGCATGACAAACACCGCACAGCCGTCGGTGTGAGCTCTAAATGCCTTGATATTAAAGTCGCGATCCTGTCTACTGACCTTGCCATAAAGGGGATAACATTTGACTTTTAACTTACGACAGATCGACTCGATGGCCTGTATGTCGTGCACGAACTGGGCGCCGACAACAACCTTCTCGCCCGCCTCGATCAGGTCCTCAAGCATGTCTCGAAACACCGCCAACTTCTCGGTGCCCACACGATAGAGCCGGCCGTCAGGATGCTCTGGTGTGGGGTTGGTGCGGGCCACCCCCGAAGTGATCTGCCGGAGTCTCACCAGTTGGACTATCGGCAGCGACGCCTCGGTGACCTCACCGGTCTCGATTTGATGAATCATCTCATTAGCCATGTCGTCGTAGGCCTTGCCCGACTTGACTAGCGGCACTCTAATGATCTCGGGGGGCAGTCTCGCCGGCAGATCAAAGCACTCAGCTCGTGTGATGGCGAAGGCGTCTCGGTGGATCAGCTTGTGGAGTTCACGTGTGTTCTGGTTGCCGAGCCATTTCTCATAACCCTGCAGCTTGACCCAGCGACCAAAGTGAGCCTTGAACTCACGGAAGGTCATGTCGAATCGATCGGGATTCATGAACTCCCACTGACTCCACACGTCGAACACTCGCTTGCGCTTAGTGACGACTGTGCCGGTCATGATTACTCGGTAGTCAGCGATCTTACCCAACTTGTGGATCATCTTCGACTTCTTAGCTGTCGCGGACTTGATGCGGTGACTCTCGTCGAGGGCGACGACGTGAGGACCCCAGGCCTCTAACGACTTATATACGTCGAAGCGACCGCCTCGGTTCTTGGATCGGGTCTTGATGGTGAGAGGTTTCTGATCCTCGTCTCGCTCCACAGTCCTAGTCACCACCTGCCCCGGTGTGGACAGCGCGTCGTAGTTGACGACGACGATCTGCAGTTTGCCATCGCGACGCCGAGGGATGCGCGGGTAGTTCTTGCGCACCACTGAGTCCCACACGATGATCTGATACTCGAAGGGGCAGTGGGTCTCAAACTCATCCTTCCACACCCCCATCACCGATACCGGGCAGAACACTAGAACTCTTTCGACCTTGCCCAGTTGGTATAGAATCGACACATAGTCGATAAGGGTCTTGGTCTTGCCGGTTCTAGGCTCCATGAGAAGAGCGCCGCCGAAGTCGGTGCTGAGCAGCTTCTTGACCGCAGAGACCTGGTGAGCGTAGGGCTTGGTGCGCCAGATGTATGTGTTTCTTGTCATGACTCCCCTCGCTCGGTTCCGTAGTCGTGCATGAAAAGCGAATCTATCACGACCTCTGGGCCGGACTCTCTTCTCCAGGACTTGAGCTCGTCGCGTCCGATCAGATTCTTCGGCACCTGAGTGCCGGCGGTAGGCTTGCCGCACTTACGGTGAACAAACCACCGAAAGCGGGGGCCGAGGGCTATCAACTTGCCGCTGTGTCGACCGTTGGTCTCGTCGGGACAGTCGCATCGGGTCTTCATCAGATGGAACAGACCACAGACTCTTAGCGACTCGACTGAGTCGAGCTTCTCCCTAAGTTTGGTGATTGTCGCCTCGTCGCCCTCGATCAGCAGTATTTGCGTCATGCTTCATACTACCACACCCCCTAGAACTATCGCAAGGCCGAGTCGTCGTGAATATAAGGGGCGCCTCATCAAGCTTCCCGTCGCCTTGACAGTCGCCCTCGCTATGGATATTGTAGTGCCATAACCAATCGCCCCACCGCCCATCAGGGCCACACTGGAGGATGAGATGGCGACTCGCACAAGCGCCCGTCGCACGACGAAGGCCGCGCCGGCCAAGACGAAGCCGGTCGAGCCGGCGGAGGAGGAGCTCGAAGAGCTGGAGGAGGCGGAGGACTTCGAGGAGGTCGAGGAGGTCGAGCCCGAGGCCGCGCCGGCGAAGGGCGTCAAGACACGGGACGACGCGGTCGTCTTCGGAGTCGCCGACCTGGCGAGGCACCTCTCCCAGAAGACCGGCAAGGACGTCACCACTCGGGAGCTGCGGACCTTGATCCGCAAGATGGCTCGCGACGGCGGCGGCCGGGTCAACCGCGAGATCGTCGCCGGCAACCGCAGCCGGTACGACTGGCCGAACGGCCTGAAGGACCCGGAGGTCCGGGCGATCATCGCCGCGTACACCTCCGGCGAGGGCGAGGAGGCCAAGAGGGCCTCGCTCCAGGCGCTGCAGGAGCGCAACGCCGCGAAGCGAGCCGAAGCCGCCGCCGAGCGTCAGACCGCCGCCGAGGCGGCCAAGACCAAGCCGGTCGCGAAGAAGGCCGCCGCCAAGAAGCCGGCGCCCCCCGTCGAGGAGGTCGACGAGGAGGACGAAGAGCTGGACTTCGGCGACGAGTGACGCCGACCAGCTAATCCACACAGACCTCGCCGGGCCCGGGCGACCGCACACCTGGGCTCGGCGAGTTCCATGTTAGGAGAGTTTCCCTTGAACATCCAGCCGATTCTGTTGGGGCAGGCGCCCTCCGCACAGGGCGACGGTCGACCCTTCACCGGACCCAGCGGCAAGACTGTCTGCAAGTGGTTGGGTGTGGAAGGTCGCGAGCAGCTCGCAGAATACTTCTATCTCGAGAACTTGCTTCCACATCCGCTACCCCGCAACTCCGACGAACGCCGTAAGTCGAGTCAGCTCACGCCGGCGCAGGCCAGACTGGGCGCTAAGAACTTCCTCACCAGAACTCGATTCCGCCTACGCAAAGACCTGGGTTCTGAGGGCTACACCAAGTTCATCGACCAGTCGAGATTTCTGCTCGTGGTGGTGCTGGGCACCAAGGTGTGGAGGGGTTTCAATCTACCCTCACACGACGAGTGGTTCACTGAGCGACTGATCAGCGATGAGTTCATGATGGTCAAGTTCCCCCATCCCAGCGGCCTGAACCACGAACTCAACGATCCTGATTTCGTCCGTGAGACGGCCCGGCACCTGCGATCGATCGCGCTGCATCGGCAGCAAACCATCAAGTGACGGATCGACCTGAGCCTCTCTAGACACACAAAAATCGCCCTCGGGGCCGTCGATCGAGCAGACGACCACGAGGGCGATGTTGTGGTCAGCGACTGACCGGGCGTTCCCAGGTCGCTCGCCAGGTGTTGGGTCCGACCTCGCCGTCGAAGGATAGGTACCATCCGTGGGTCGTCGAGTCCTGCTGGAACGCGCCACACACCTTCGCCGACTCTGAACCGTAGAGACCATCGACCTTGATGGCCCAGCCACGCCCCTGCATGCGGCGCTGCCACGTCTTGACGTTCGCGTCGAATCGAGGCTCGATCCCGGAAGTGTAGAGCAGAACGTACCCCGGGTAGTGCGGGTAGTTCTGCTGAGGCTTGGGCAGCGGCACGGGCTGCACCCCGAGGATCTGCTTGGCCCGATCGACGATCTGCTGCCGTTGGGCGAGAATCGGCGCGCCGGGGCAGTCGGGGTGGTTCCCACCGGCGACCCCCAGTTCACCGTGGCCGATGACGCCCTGCCCATTGGGATCGTTGGTGACCTGCAGCAGTGTGCCGTGCGTCGTGTGGGCCCAGGCGAGCAGCTGCGCGGCGTTCTCCAGCTGAGTAGCGGTCAGGGAGTCGCCGGACTGGCCCTCATTCTCCACACTGATGCCGACCGAGTTATAGCTGGCCTCGGCCCAGGCCCGATCGGCGGTGTCCACCCACTGGTCGAGAGACCCCGTCTTGGGGTTGCCGAAGTGGGCGCTGACCTCGCTCGCCGGGTTGTGGACCCAGGCGTCAGTCCCGCTCTCCGTCCCCTCCTGAACGTGAAGGACGAACAGCCGGTGACTGGTCATCCCACCCGGTGCCATGTTTGGCACTGGGCCCCTCCAGTGAGCCTGCCCGAATCGCGGCATCTCGCTCCTCCTGCTCTTGGTGTCGTCGCTCTCGTGTGAATTGAATCCAGATGATCGCCCCTATCCGCCAGACGATGATAGCTTCCACCAACCACACGGTGAATATGTCGTACCAGGCGAAGAAAGGGTTGTTGAGATTAAGATGAAACCACAGACGTAGACATGTGGGCAGATCAATCAGCCCCAGTCCGATGTCCATAGAGACGAACATCTTGGCCCAGATGTTGAACCAGTTCTTGTTGAGCGCGTAGTAGGTGATGAGTAGCACGTTTGAACTGATCAGTATAGCCTGGGCACCGCTCTGTACAGCGTCAAGCTGTGCCACCGTTACCATGAGGATGAGGCCTCCTTCTCTCAGCGAGCTGGTCCATCAGCTCGGCGAAACCATTCTCGGCCCTGATCGCACGAGCCTTATCGCCGATCCGGCGGCTCTCATAGACCAGTCGGTCCAACATCTGAGCCTCCTCCCTAACCTGCGCCTGCTCAGCTTGGGCCACCTGCATCCCCGTGGTGTCCTGCCTTCTTGATCTCCGAGTCGAATGCATCATCTTAATGAGCCGTAGTAGATGCATCAGCATCTCCCTCACCGGCCACCGAAGTCATAGCCTCTAAAGCCTTGACGTTGGTGTCTCCGACATCGACGAATTGACTCAGGGTGTGGAGCGCTTGTCGACTAATCTCCCCCCGTTCCTGGGCTATCCCTTTCCACATAGCGATCTCTTCATCCTTAGACTTCAGGAGTCGATTGACCGTTCTGCCCGGGAGTAGAATGCCCGTCACGACCAAGATAACTATCAGGGCTAGAACTCCAACTACGGTCACTGGAGCCGTCATGATAGTTTCCAACGGGCGCTCTCCTTCGTGTCAGTGATCCCCTTCGGACTCCTCGTCCGACTCCCCCTCGGCCGCTACGTCCTCCAGACCGCCGTTCTTGAGCTCCTCGATCTCGGCCCGAATCCCTTGAAGTTGCTGATCGACATCGGCCTTCTCCTGTTCGAGCCCCTGCACTCGAAGGAAAAGCGACTGACGCTGGGCGAGCAACGTGTCCACACCCGCCTCGGCCTGAGCGAGTCGGTAGTAGGTGTCGCCCAACTCCTTGCGAAACCACTCGACCAACTGGCTGTGGTCGATCTGGACGCCGGTCGGCGGGCCGCTCTGATTGACTTCGTCCATAGGTCCTCATAACGTCGGAGATCTTACCTCGTGATGATATCATCCCCAGATGATTCCCCACACATCGACCGTTCCCGTGTAGGCGGCGCCAGCGGCGGTGAAGGCGTTCAGAGTTATAGTCATGTTGCCTCCGGAGTTCACCGCGGATATCATCTTGATCTGGCTCGCTCCACCAGATCCGCAGTTGAACACCCCCCCGATGGGAGTCCAGGGTAGACCATTGTTGACGAGTGTCCCACTCCCTGAGCTGAAAGACAGATTGGTGACATGGATGAAGTCCACCAACTTCATCTTGCCATCAACCCCCCACTGACCGGGGGACATCAGGACGTTGCCGCCAACATAGTTGGTGCCGTCGCCCGGTGTGGAGCCGCTTAGCGCTCCTGCGCCCCAGCTGAGGGGGTATCGCTCTATAGAGGTGTTTGGATCAAAGTATGTGAGACTCCCATTGGCAGTAGCTGGACTACCATTAACCCCGCTTGTCAACACCGCTCTGACATAGCTACCATCAGTCTCAGTAGCCGACTTAAGAACTAACCCCTCATAGATGATTCCCCCGGGAAAGGTCAGATAGTTCGCATAAATCTGACTGGGTGTCACCGGAGGTGAAGCGCTGTTCGCGGTGAGTTTAATGACCGGACTCTTAGTTGAACCTGGGGCGTGATCGATGATGATGCTGGCTGCGCCGGGGTTGGTATACAGCTTCAAGCCGTCCACACCGAGAGAGGAGATCAATGCGCCAGTGTTGTCGTAGGTGTAGACCGTGTCTGTGCCGCCATCGACTAGAACTCTACCCCCTGAGAGCGCAGTCTGCATCGTGCCGGCGAGGACGATCCCTGCGTTGATCGTGCCCGCGGTGATCTTGTTGGCCGACAGAGAGTTGATCTTAGCGTCGGTGATCGCCGCGTCAGCCACCAGCAGGGTGTCCATCTGCATGCGAAGCTCGATGTTGTCGAACCACACATGCCCCGCGGTGTGGGCGGTGCTGGTCAGGACGACATTGGCGCTGACAGTCCCACCTGGCGCAGTGGCCGGCGTGTCTGACACCCTCGGGCGCCAGGTGTTGTCGTTGGTGCTCGACATAGACCAGTTCGTGACGAGATCATTATGCTGGATGATCGCGCCGGTGTTGTCGATGAAGTCTAGTCCCAGCGCGACAAACATTGTCGAGGTCGTCGAGGAGTCCATCTTCACGTCTACGGCGCCCATGAAGACCTGGCCGACCTTGACATTGTTGATACTGCCGATGGTCACCTTCTCAGTGCCCACCGCGAAGCCCGTGTGTATCGCAGACCATGTGCCCGACGACGAGGTCGTGTTGTCGAGTCCAAAGTGGCTGCCGCCGAACTGAGAGTTTCTAACAGCCTGCCAACTCGCGTCCTCGAAGGAACCATTGTCGATCAGGTTGCCCACGTCAGAGAAGGAGACGTTGCTCAGGCCCACCTGATTAGTGCCGAGGTCTGTGTACACCACCTGCAACAGAGTCGCGGTGCTCGCTGTGGAGGCGGCGCTCAGATTTCCAGACTGATCGACCGCGATGAGTTTCACCCAGTACTGGGTGTTGTAGGTCAACAGAGAGCCGGGCACCTGGAAGGACTGACCGACACGAACACTGCCGTACAGATTGCTGGCGGATGGAGTGAAGGCTGATCCGCTGCTCGACACATAGATGTTGACATGGTCAAAGTCTGGGGGCATCGGCGCGGCTGTGGAGTCCAATCCGTCCCATGTCACAGCCAGCTGGCCTAGCCTCGACGCTACGCTCGGTGTGGATGGCTGATTAGGCGCGGTCGTGTCAGAGGTCATCGTCGCGACGACGGAGGAGGACCATCCGCTGTTGTTGCCTTGCGTGTCGATCGCGGATACCTGGAAGTCATATTGGAGACCTGGTAAGAATGGGGACAGCGTGAGCGAGGTGGTGCCTGCGACCACCAGCTTCTGGGCCTCCCAGGTTCCAGCTCCATGTATCGAGTGCCTAACCGCATAGCTAGCGAGGCTATTCTCAGGGTCGCTATTGGTGTTCTGGGTGACAGGACTCCAGCCTATGCTCGCCTGGGCGAAGGTGTGGCCCTGATTATCCTGATACACCGAGCTGCCTACGATCAGGCCGGTTGGCACTTTGGGTGGATACTTGATCGCGGGGACTGGTGTGGGGTCGCTCTTGCCCTGGACTATCACCCCGTTCTGCAGGGCGTTGAGCTTGCCGTTGATACGGGCGATCTTCTCTTGAAAGATGTTGTCGAGGGCGACAGTGCCGCTCATAGCACCGTCGCTGGCGACACTGATAGTCCACTGTATGACACGTTGACGCTTCAGCGTGCTGTCGCCGATGTCGACATACAGCCAGTCGCCCACATCGAAACTATCGATGGGTAGAGGACATTTTGGATCGGCGAAGTTAAGCTGCAGGGTTCTTGCCTTCACCTCATCAGACACGGTCTGAAGTAGCGAGGTGCCGACCGCGCTCAGGGTGCCAGTGTCCTCCACACCGCTCTGAGAGTAGCCCACCTCTCGGCGGCCTCGTGTGGAGATGCTGGGCGAGTTTTGAACTTCGACATAGACATTGTTGTTGCCGGCGACCAACGCCACATTGGCTAGACCTAAAGTGCTGTTCTGGGCCTGTGACTGGGTGAGGTCTCTGCCTCGTCGAAGAATTGTCGGGGGTTCAACAGCGGTGTGGTCGACCCCCTCGGTCTGGTACCGATAAGCGTCTAGTCGGTAACCAACCATCTTCAGGTCGCACAGAGCGTACTGCACCATCGTCTGGAAGCACACTAGATAGGTGGTCTGCGCGTTGAAGCTGATGGTGACATTGTCCCACAACTGGCCGTTGGAGTCGCGGGTGGCGGTGAAGGACCAAGTTATGCCAGCGAGACCCCCTCTCGCCTGGGCCTTCTGTATCAGGTCGATAAGCACCTGGCCTGTGGGCACTCCGCTGTAGGCCTGCGTCGCAGGCGACGAGGAGGTCGGCCATCCCGACGGATAGATGATGGCGCGATCGAAGTGGGAGAAGGACATCCGCGAGTTGAAGCGTCGGACGTCGCCCTCCTCTGCCAGCGAGGCGTCGTCGCCCTGATTCTGTTCGAGGGTTGATCTCAGGGACTGCACCTCTGCGCCCTGGTAAAACACATAAAGGTCTCTGTCGTTCTGAATCTGTGAGTAGTTAACCCCGTTCTTGGGATAGCCGAACTGCACAGTCCCCACATCGGACAGCATGGGCGCGATGGTGAAGGTCTCTACATCCGGCAGCACTATGTCCGGCAGACCGGTCGCGGGATTCAGTATGCGAAACTCGAACAGATTCATATCACACCGTCACATACTTGCGGCGACCCGAGACCACTAGCTGGGTGTGGGAGTCCATCCCAGTAGCCGACCAGGCGATCTGTGGAGCGGTGTTGAGCGGTCCGGGTTGAAGCGACATGAAGGACGCTGAACCCATATGCACCAAGTTAGCAGTCGAGGGCGTGAAGCCGGTGCTGCCGGTCACAGACCACACGCTAGAATCCACGATCAGACTCTTCAGCGTGGGCACCGCTCCGGTGTACTGCATCCAGGTATCGACCTCAAGCGCCGCACTATTCTCTAGCGCCTGCACCTTAGGGTTGGTCGCCGCGCCGCTGATGGTCCACACCAGATCCTCCATGGGCGCTGTCGCGCCGATGAATGGGGCCAGCGTGAGCGTCTGATTGCTCGACAGTATGGGCGACGTGTAGGTGACTGGATTCAGATCCTGCCAGAACGCGGCCGGAATCGTGATGGCCACATTGAACAACGCCATGGGCTGCACCGACTTGGACTGTGGATCGATCGCGGCCAGCACCTCGCCGAAGCACTGACGGATGGTGCCGTCGGGCAGGGTCTGTCGTATATCCAGCAGTCCAGACTTTCTGGTGAAGGTTTGCATCAGAATGTCGAGGTTGTTCTGGAAGATGCGACGACTGAGGCCGTTGGAGTTGTCTGGCACAGAGCCGTCTTCGTTGGCGCCTCTGACCCACATAGACATCGTAAAGACGCCCTGCTGGAACTTCTTCGATCGCACACGCACAGTGCCATGCCTGCCGGCGAGCTCGACGTTCTTAGTTCTCACGTCCGGCGTCGTGTATCGACCGGTTCGTGTGGAGATGTTGTAGGCTAGGGTGTTCAACACGAGACCATCGACAGTGACCGTCTCGGCGGTTGTTACTGTCATCAGAAAGCCCCCATCGCGGCTAGAGTGCTAAGCTTCTGGGTCGTGGAGGTGGCGCTATCCTCCGCCACTGGATTGTAGACGTTGACCTCAAGAACCTTGGTCGGACCCGACTGCTCTCCCTGTCCATAACCTTGCGCTGAAGCTCCAGCCTGACTGGACAGATAGTAGCCCGGGTTGCTGGGTCCGAGCATCGACCTCAGCGCGCCTTGCATCATCGTCTGACCATTGAGCGACGTGGCTAGCACCGCGCTGTAGCTAGAGGCGACTGTGGCCGGGTTCAAGTCCATCATCTGTTGACCCAGGCCATTGATCTTCTTGACGTAGTTACCTATCTTGTCTGTCTGAGTCATCATGTGGTCGGTGATGTTGGTCATCGCGACCTCGATGTACGAGGGCGAGTGGATGCCCAGTCCGTGCTTGAATCCGTCCCATAGGCCCTTGGCGAAGTTGACCGCCGCGTCGAAGGCGCTACCGACCATATTCTCGAAGGTCTGGATAGCGTTGTTGAGAGTCTGCCATACCAGGCCCGGAAGCTGATTGAGGAAGTTGAGAATCCCGTTGACGAAGTTCAAGCCGATGGTGCCGGCCCAGTTTACTGCGTTGTTACCCCAGTTGATGATGTTGTTAATGACTTGATTAAGCCAGTTACCGATTCTACCGGGCAGCGCTGAGAAGAAGTTGGCTACAGACTGACCGAAGTTGCCTAGCCATCTGACCACCGAGATAACTACATTGTTCTCGAAGTTCGCGATGCTCGCAGCGGTCGAGACCAACCAGTTCCATACCCGACCGGGCAGCTTCTCGAAGAAGTCGGCTATCTTCAGATCTACCTGGGTGACCCAATTGATGATATTGGTGATAGTGGTCTGGGTCCAGTTGCTGATGCTCGTCGCAGCCTGGGTCAGCCAGTTAGCCAACCTGCCGGGCAGCTTCACGAAGAAGTCGCCCACATCCTCGCCGACTTGGATGAGCCAGTCGACGAAGGCCTTGGCTGCCTCCGCCTGCCACCTGATCAAGGTGCCGAGGGCGTAACCCAGCCAGTATCCCAGTTTATAGGGTAGATTCTGGAAGAAGTTGCCGACCGACTGAGCGACCTGACCGACCCATCGTTCAACTCTCCCTGGCAGCTCTTGGAAGAAGCTGACCACTGAGTTGTAGGCGCCAGTGACGCCGTTCTTGATATCTTCGCCTATGCGCTTGAAGAAGTCGACGACAGAGTTCCAGGCCCCTACTATGCCGTTGATCCCGTCGCTGAACCACTGCTTGATGTCGGCCCACACGTGCTCGAAGAACCGGGGCAGAGTCTCAAACCATCTGACAGTGGCCTCAAACGCGCCCTTGAGGTCCCGACCGACAGCGTTGAAGAAGTCCCTGACGGGCTTGACCTTCTCATAAAGCAGATAGAAGGCCACCCCGAGGGCGATGACTATGGCGATAATGATGCCGATTGGAGACGCTAGAATGGCGGCCCCGAGATCGATGATGCCTTCACCGACCGCCGCCAGAACACCCCACAAGAATCTGGCCGCCTGGGCGAGTCGACCGAAGGTCTCCCACAGTTTGACCGCGAAGCCGACTATCTTGATCAGTGCCGAAGCGGCGATGAGCAGCGCGGCCGCGATAGCCAAGGTGTGGATGATATTGGCTTGTGTGGCTGGCGAGAGATTCTCGAACCAGTGCACCAGACTGTTCAGACCCTGCACAACCTGACGCAGGAAGTCTTGCAGCGGCTGACCGGCCTGGATGGCCATAGTCTGTAGCGACGAGGTCAACTTCTTGACGTCGCCCTGCAAGTTGTCCATGCGCTTCGCGGCGACATCTGCGGCTGTTGTGCCGCTCATCGCCGCGTTCATGTCCTTGAAGCCCTTAGCGCCCTCGCGTGTCAGGATGGCGGCGGCCGACAGCGCGCGGTTATTGAATATGGTCTTGATGGCGGCGAGCTGCTGCTCTTGGTTTAGACCACGCAGATGGTCCTGCAAGATCTGGAATATCTCAGCCAGACCCTTGGCCTTGCCGGTTGAGTCGAAGAACTGGTTGGCGCCATCCTTCGTGATGATGCCCAGCTTCTCAAGCTCAGCGGCCGCGGGCTTAGTAGTTCCCAGGATAGACACCATGATCTGGCGCAGACTGGTGCCCGCCATAGAACCCTTAAGACCGGCCTGTCCCAGTAGGTCTAGCGCGGTAGTGGTCTCGTCGAAGCCGATGCCCAACTGATGGGCTACACCCGAGACGTACTTCAGCGAGGTGGCTAGATCGGAGACGTCGACGATAGATGCATTGGCTGCGCCCGCGAGTCGGTCCGACACCTCGGCGGCCTGAGCGGCTGACAGGCCGTAGGCGTTGAGAACAGACACGACTGTGGTGACCGCGCTGTCGAGAGGGATCTGAGCGGCCTGGGCGAGATTGACCACCGCATCGGCCACACCACCAGTGATATCTTTAGCGCCCTCACCAGCCTTCGCCAGCTCGACGAACATGTTCGCGATGTCCTTGGTAGAGAACATCGTCGTCTGGTCGAGCTGCAGCGCTTTTTGACGCACCGCCTCCATCTGGGCGGTAGTGGACCCTGAGATCGCCTGGAAGTAGCTCATCTGAGCGTTGAAGTCAGCGGCTTGCTTCGCAGCGTATCCCAGGGCCGTCGCTAGCCCGATACCCACAATCCCGACCGCGTTGCCGACAGTGTTCAAGGTTCCACTGATCTGGCGGAGCGCGTTGGTGGTGTCTCGGTTGGCCTTCTGCACGGCGACGTAGGCTGCCAGCGCCTGTGACACATCGATCTTGATCTGGCCGGACACAGTGCCGAGCAGATTGGCCATGTGAGCCTCCTCTTCTACTTAGCGAAGAGCAGCGCTGGATCAGCGAACTGACCAGCCTGGGGCTTTTTGTCGTTCTCGCCGAACCACTGATCGAGCACCCCCTGAGCCTTACGCTCAGTGTTCTTGCGCTCGCCCTTGTCGTCGTTCGGCGCTGTGGCGTCGTCGATCTCGTTGCTGATGGTCATGCCCAGGAAGTATACCGCCTCGTCGAGGCAGTAGGCTCTATACAGATCCTCGGGTCGCTGCGTTCTTCCGAGCCCCAGCAGATCGCTTGGTCGTACTCCCCACTGCTTTGCGTGGTTGTACAGCCCCCACACCGCTTGCAGGTTTCTCAGGAAACGGCGCGGCGTCCTCAGGCTCCCCCACAGCCCGGTTGAAGATGAACATCTTGTCGTCGAGGTCCATCTCGTCGACGTACAGCAGCTCGTCGCTGCGATCGTCCTCGCCCTCGGGGACCGGATAGACTCGAGGCTGAACCGCCACGACGCAGACGAAGGCGTCGACCGTCTCGAAGAGGTCGGCCAGTCCCTCCGGATCCTCCATCAGCTTGACAATGTTCTGCTCCATGCGACCTTCGGCCGCCTTGGAAGGCTTGCCCCCCTTGCCCTTGCGGTCGTCGATCGCGTCCTGGACCACGGCCATGAGCGCGTTCGGGATCTTGCCCATCTGTAGGAAGGTGGATAGAGAGGTCGGCTTGAGGATCATCCGCTTGCCGGACGGCAGCAGAGTGACCTCGGACTTCTTCTTAAACTCTGAGACTGAGCTCACAGACAGCTCGGACATCGGCCCTCCAGGGGGTCTGGTGTGGTTTAGTATTAGCGATTATATCGCCTACGGGACGATCGCGGTCGCGGTCTCGTTCTGGACGAACTGGTATAGCTTGAAGTCGGGCGAGGAGCCGGCATTGTTGCCGAAGCCGGTGCCAGTCGCCTTAGAGACCCAGAACTTACCGTTGGACCAGGAGCCGTCGAATCCGCCGTCAGCCTTGCAGCGGTAGACGATGCCGTGCATGTCGCCGCCGGAGTCGCTGATCGCTTGGCCCTCGACCTGGAAGTAGGGACGCTGGTCGGTGGTCAGCTTGGTGTATGTCTTCTTGCTGGTCGGCGAGACGCCTGTGGTCACGATCGCGCCGCCCATGATGACCTGGTAGGCCTCGAACGAGATGCCGCCCGACTCCAGCTCCCAGTTCACCATCGGACCGGCGCCATGACTGGCGAGGTTCTGGTCGTCGCCCTTCAGGATCTCGAAGGTCTCGGTCTCCTTGAAGGTGAAGACCTGAGCCACGGGCAGGTCCACACCGGCCCCGACGGTGCCGTCCGCGGCGATCGGATAGACCTTGACGTCGCGCAGGCCGAAGGGCAGGGGCGGGTTAGCTAGTGCCATTGTTGTCCTCCTCACGGGGTGGATTACGGAACCTGCGCGTGTCGACCATCGCGCCGGTCAGAGTGCTAAATGTGTGGAGCACCACCACGTCCTTGCTAGCTCCACACCGCCGGCGACCGCATTTGACCTCGATCGTCCCTCGGTCTAGATCCAGTCGAGCGTGCATAGTGCCTTCACATCGCAGCTCAAGCATCCTATTCATTCCCTAAGCGATTGAGGCTTGTTGTGCGATCAATCAGTCACACGACTCATCCAACACCGCGAGGCCCCGCCCCAGTCGATCCTGAGGTAGGGCCTCGCGTCATGCTTGCCGGCGCAGTCGATCGAGAATCAGGCGCTCGGGGTCGAGTTCTCGCCACTCGCCGACGAAGAGCTGGAGGTAGTCGGCGCGCCGTCGTTCTCGGTGTTCGTCGGCGAGGACGCGGTCGAGCCCGACGAACCGTCCGAGTTTCCCGTGCGCTGCGCGAGCTCGGCCGCGGCCTCCTCGTCGCTCAGGACGTGGAACTCGTGGCCGATCGCCGGGTGCTCGGCGATGAAGGTCGCCAGGTCGCTCTCGACGTGCTGCGCGACGCCGCGCACGAAGGCGATCGCCTTGTTCTCGCCGAGCTGCTCGAGCGTGCGCGCCTCGGCGCCCAGGCCGGCCAGGTCGACGTGGGTCAGCAGTCGCGCGACCGAGTCGCCGACGAAGGTGAGAAACTTACCCATTTCACCACTCCTTCAGAGGGGGTCATGTCATCACAGCTTGGAATCTCAGATATCTGAAGACCGTGTCCAGGGTCACATCATCGAAATCCGCGCTGCGTTCGATATATGTTATCCAGGTTATCCTATCAGGGGGAGAGGACGGGTTCAACCTGAAAACGTTCTTCACGAGATCTGTGTAGTCATCCAGATTCACGTAGCTCGGTCGCTGATCGTGGATGTACACCATGAAGAACTGACGATGGGGCCTAGCCGACACATCTGGGTCATCCCACCCCTCGTCGTTGTCGTTCATCATCTTGACGACGATATACGGCTTGGGATTCTGCGCCGACATCAACGACTGGCCGGCCAGCACCCGACCTGAGAAAATCGCCGCCAGGTCAGGATCGAGCTTGAGCGCGGTGGTGATGAATGTTCTGAGACTCATCACTCACCTCCACTATCTCCAGAGTCGGGTTCCGGAGCGGATCCCCCGCCTTCGCCCTCACTCAGATCCACCATCACCGCGCCGGCGAAACGCTGCAGTGTAGGCATGATGACCGCGAAGCGACCGTTCTGTATGACCTCCAGCCAGAGGCCGTAGTCTACAGTGTGGTACAGTTGTATGATGATCGCTTCGGCGTCCTGCTGAACCTCTACATCCAGGCCCTGACGTGCGTTCCCGGTTCGATCCTCCCAGGGCGCGTTGGTCTTGGCGTAGTCGAGGATCTCCTGAGCCATGTGGAGAGCGTGAGATTCGACCTCACCCATGAGCTTGGGGCCCACACCACCCAGCGCGATGGATATAGTGTCTTCAAGCAGGGTGAATCCGCTTCCACCCGCCATCAGGTCTCCTTGTCGCGAATCTCGATGAGAATCGTGACCCGATCGGAGATAGCCCGGTTCTGGGTCTTAGGCTCCACACCCATGACCTTGTACTCCGCGCCGTTGAGGGTGAATTCGTCCCACCGCTGCACGTCGACGTCGATAGTGGCGACCAGCGAGTACTGGACGTTGGGGATGTCGCCGTCGGCGGTGTGGTCCGTTAGGTTGGTCAGTCGGCGCTTGTAGGGCACCAGCCGCATCACCTGTGGGGCGACGTTCTGAACCGGCCCCTTGATCCAACCCCCAGCCCCATCATCCAGCTTTGGGTAGCGTCGGAAGGATATGGTGACCGGATCCGCGTTGATGTACTCGGCCATCACAGTCCGCTGCATACGCAGCTGGGTGGCGTTCATCGCGGCGCTCACCAGGGCATCGACCTCCGATTGACCCCGATCCTGGTCTTGCCGATGACGATCGAGTTGTCCGGCAGACCGGCCCAGTACTTCGCCATCTCGAGGGCCTTATCCGCCGCCTGACTCATCTTGCGCGACGAGTTACCCTCCTGGACGTCGACGAAGCTCGCGAAGATAGCCGCCTTAGCTCTCCAGCACGCGGCGGTGGCTCGATTCGCGGACTGCGCGTTGCCGTCCAGGAAGGCCTGGATCTGCTCGTCGCTGAAGTTGGTGTCGCTGGCAGAGCCACCATCGGGAATGGACTCGCCAGCGTTCAGCCTGACTTGATCCACCAGCGACATCGTCATGTCAGCTGCCTGGCTTCGCGGCTTGCGCCTCGTCGTAGGCCTGCAGCGCCGCGATCACGGTGGATCGCCTCCGGTCGGTGAGGGTCAGGTCCCGCTCCTTGGCCAGTTGGGCCAGATCGTGGCTAGTCATCTCCTCGTAGGTCGTCGCGCCGTCGCCGTTGTCGGCGGCCTGCGGCTCGTCGTCCTCGACCTCCTCCACACCCGCGGCCTCGGCCTGGTCGCGTTCGTGCATCGCGAGGGCCAAGCTGTACTCCGGGTGGTTACTGAAGATCGAGCCGTCGGGACGACGGAACTGCACGATCTTCTCGCCCGAGCTGTCCAGCAGCTCCGGAGGCTCTTCGAACTCTTGCTTCGCCATGTCTCCTCCTCTCCAGCCGGTGCGAGGCCGGGCCCGCTATATTGCCTCAGGCCCCGCACCGGATGACGTCAGCTGTTGTAGGCGGTCGGGACGGTGTAGGTAGTGGTGGTCGTGTTCACCAGCTGCACGACGAGGCCGCCGCCGCGCTGCCGGATGCCGGTGCCGAAGCCCCGGCGGTAGAAGGACTCGATGACCGGGTAGTCGTTGTCCTGCCCCTTGATCAGCTTGAGTCCCTGGTAGGCCGGATTGACGTGCTGCCGGATGCCCACCGGGTTGTTGATGTTGAGCTGACCGCCGGAGACGAGTGCGCAGACGTAGCCCGCTGGGATGTACGGCTCCTCGATGATATGGAAGGGGCCGTAGGTGCCGATCTCGCCGGCGACCGGGGTACCGTCGGGACGGCCGACGATGCCGAGCGACTGCGGCTGGTAGATGCCGCCGCCGACCCCGGCGCTGGGGATGAAGTCGTACCGCGCGCCGTTGGCGACCTTGAAGCCGCGGATCTTCAGGCCCTCCTGGCGGTTGACCCAGAGTACTAGGTCGTAGCCGTTCTGCAGAGTGTATCCGTGGTTGTAGAACTCGTTCTCGATGTCGTCGATCGTGGCGGGCTGCAGAGCTGCGTTCTGCACCGCGGACGGCAGGCCGTACGAGGTGTAGTAGTGGGTGTGGGAGCCGGTGAAGGTGATGTTCTTGTAGGCCGGCGGCACCTCGCCGTCGCCGTTGTAGAACTTGTACACCGTCGTCGGGATGTTGCGGTCCGCGATACCCACCGAGTTGGCGCTGTTGAAGACCGCCGACATGACCTGCTTGAACAGCAGTCGGTTGTCGGCCTCCAGCGCCATGTTGGTGTAGTTGTCGATCTGCGCCCGGCTCGCCTCGGCCAGGAACATCCAGGTGTATCGGATGGCCAGGTCGTAGAACTTGAAGCTGTAGCCTCGGGCGTAGAATCCGCCGCCGCGGATACCGACGGGCTTGCCGTACTCCGACGCGATCTCGAAGTCCACCTCGACCGGCACGGCGACGTAGTCGATCACGTCGGTCACGTTGAAGGTGAGGTAGTCGATCAGTCGGTCCCGCTGCTGGTTCCACACCTCGAGCATCTGCTGGATCTCGTCCCAGATGACATTGAGGTCGGAGCCGTCGGCAGCCTGGACCAGAACGTCGCCGCGCTCGAGGGTACCTTCGTCGAAGCCCCGGACGAGCATCGACTCCATGTCCTCGCCCTCCAGGAAGCGAGCGAAGATGTTCTTGCGAGTCACCGGGTTCAAGTGGACGACCGGAGTCTCGCCGTAGAGCAGGTCTTGTGCCATTGTGCTGGGTCCTCCTTTCGGGGAGGTTGATGGAGCCGGTGGATTAACCCTGGAACGAGTAGACGTCGACAACCAGACGGTCTGCGGTCACCGTGAAGCCGACGCTCACCGCGTTGGTGCCGGCCGCCGGCGGAGTGGCGGTCAAGCTGCCGTCGGACGCGGCGAAGTATCGAGTGCCGGCCGCCAGGCCGGAGACCTGTACGATCTCGCCCTTGGTCATCACGTCGACGATGTCGCCGGCCTTGCCGCCGATCGGCACCGCCAGGTTGGTCTGACCCGGGATGTTGCCGAGTCGGGGGTACTGCGGCAGGTTCTTCACCAGCAGGCCTACCATCGGCGTGTTGGCGCCGGTGGTCCCGATGACCACCTGACCAGACGCGTTCAGGGCCACCGCCTTCGGCCCGAATCCGCCCGAGGCGGTCAGTCCGGAGAGGTCCGCAGCGAGCGCGGCCCGGAAGGTGCCGCCATCGGGGACCTTGTCATACCGAGCGTCTGCCATCGTTCACCTCACTTTGTCTTGTCGCCGGTCCGGACTGCGGTGCGCAGGGCCGGAACTCTGCCAGCCATCTCAGTGACGCTGAGACCGCCTGTCTGCTTACCGGACCCGCGTCCGGCGAATTTGGGGCCGCTCTGTCGCGTCCCGGTGCCCTGCTGACCGCCCTGGTTTCCCTCGACCGGTTTCAGCAGATACGGCTTCTCCTTGGCCAGGGCCTTGACCGCCGTACGGATCTCCGACTCGTCCCACACCACGTTGGAGGGGTCGTCGTCGTCCTGAGTGTAGTCGAAGAGGCCGGCGTCGAGGAATCGCCAGACGTCTGAGGGGTCGGCGAAGTTCTTGGCGATGGCGGCCACGGTGGAGGCCAGCGACTGCTCGCGGAACTTCACGACCATCTTCTCGTAGCGCGGGTCGGTAGTCTCGCCGGACTCGCCCTCTTCTTCGCCTTGGCTCTGACCCTGTGTGGAGCCGCTCTTGCCCTTCCCCTTGTCGCTGCCCTGCCCCTTGGTGGCGGCTTGGGCGTTACGCTCCAGGATCTTGGCCTTCTTCTCAGCCGCGGCTCGGAGGTCCCGTTCCTTCTTGAGAATGGCCTTGATGTTGTCGGGAAGCTTCGACTCATCGTCGTCGCTTTCGCCTTCACCACCATCGACATTCTCGCCGCCCTCGGCGCCGGATTCGCTCTCACCGGTACCCCCCTCATCCCCCTCGTCGTAGCCGACGATGTGGGAGAATCCGAGCCAGGACAGCTTGGCCTCTTCGATCACCCGCATGCCATGAATGGCGCCAACCACAGTCGACATCTCGTCAACTCCTTCTACTCACGGCCGGGGGCCTCGCGCCCCGAGCCTGTTTACCAAGTGGTTGGCCGGACTCGGTCCCTTTGGACTCGTTGACCCTCCGCTTGTTGTTGCTCGTGCTGGCGGGCGGAGGCAGAGTCGTCGACTTCTGCCCATTCACGCCCTGCGGCAGCTGCTCGGGGTCGCCCTGGGCTGTCGCCACCGCGTTGGCCGCCGTCTCAGCGGCCTGATTGACGAGATTACCCGCCGGCACGTTGTATTTGAGCTCGTCCTCGCGCTCCTCGTCGATCTGGTCCTGGATGTCGTCGGGGAATTCATACCCCAGTTTCGACATCTCTTGACGATAGTATCGCTTAGAGATCACGTCTCGGTCGAGCATGTTGTTCAACTCATTGATGCGCGCGGTGCGATCCTGAGGCAGTTTGTCGCCCGGCTCGATGCGAAGTTTGACCGACTTGGGCCAGGACCTGTTCTCGAAGGCTTTCCGCCACTTGGTCCAGTCCCAGAACATGTTGCGAAGCGCGCCGAGCGCGATCTCTTCGCGATACTGGATCTTGGACAGGGTCGGTAGGAATTTGATCGACAGAGCCATGGGATTCGAAGCGGTCTGAGAGTCCACTTCGCCCTGAGCGACCGCGCTCAGTCCGGCGGCCTCATTGATCTTGCTCTCGGAGTATTTCATCCAATCGAGCGCGGGGGTGATCGAGGTGATACCATCCACACGCTTGAAGTAGGAGCCGTTCTGGATCTCGAGAATCATACCGGGCTCGATGATCCAGTTAGTCTCACGACCATCGTCGGTGGTCGGTCTCGACGCGTCGGTCACGAAGGTGCCCAGGCCGTCGAGAGCGAGTCCCACACCCAGGTCGGTGGCCTCCTGGGACAGACCGCGGATGCCGCGTTCAAACCCTCGGACGTCGGAGCTGCCGAAAGGCTGACCGTCGGTCGGGATGTTCTTGAACCAGTAGATCGGGATGCAGTCGATCGGATCCGGGAGAGTCTCAGGCGGCATCTCGACCGTGATCACCATCTCCTCGGGCGTCCAGAGCTTGTCGTCGACGAGGAGAACTTCAAGCTCGCGCATCACCTGCCGGCCGCTGTCCAGCCCCTCCCTAGCCTCTGTAGAGTCGGGGGGAGGAACCTCATCAGCGTCGTCGAGCAGTGCATGGGGCTGGTCGTCGGCGTCGTTGTCCCGGTCGGAGTACCAGTAGTGCAGTCGACGCACGCACTCACGGTCTTTATCCTCTGGGTCGTCGCAGGGCTCGACGATCCAGGCGTCGGTCATGAGCTCGCCGTCGTCGTCGTCGAACTTACGAACGACCTTGCCAGCGTAGATCGAGGTGATCGAGATTCGATGGCCCGCCGGCAAAGCTTCATTGGCGGTCATGTGGAAGACGTAGTCGCCTCGGATGCAGCCGTCGTGCTTCGCCACATGGAACCGAGGCAGGAACTGGTTGCGATCGAGGAAATCCTCGAGATCCTGCTGCTGGGTCTTGTTCTTCTCAGGATCCTGGACGCCGATGGTGAGACCCTTGAGCAGGTAGTGGCTCATCGTGTCGACGATGATACGCGGCACTGGAACATATACCGGCTGCTCGGTGACGATCACTCGCAGCGCGTAGGTGTAGTCCTCATTCCAGTACATGCCGGTGTAGCCCTCATACGCCGCGTTGCGAGCCGCGTCATCCTTGGGCAGCCAGTTCTTGCTGTTGGTGTTCTGTGGAAACTGGAAGGTCTCCCAGGGCAGCGTTCCGCCGAACCGCTTCTTGTATGCAGACGTCACCTCGTGGTCCTCCTTCCTGTCGCGTTGATACCAGCTGTGACGCCGGCCATACCGCCTCGTGTGGCGCGATGAGTGACCCTGGTCCTCCCGACCGGAATCTTACTCGCCATGTGACCCTTGAAGAACCGTCCCAGCGCTTCGGGGCCGTGGTTGTTCTTGTCGAGCGGAGTCTCGCTGATATTCCTGCCCTCGCCGGCTCGAGCCGCTCTGTCCTCGGGCCAGCGATAACCCTGTCGCATCTCCCACTCGAGCACTCCACACGAGCGGTCGACGTATAGCGAGGGTTTCTTGTCCGGGTGGCCGTCGGGGAGATGCTCAGGCTTCAGCTTCAACGCTCGCCGTATCAGCTGTAGTCGGGTGTTGAGCTCCCCGCCCGTGTTGTTGTTCGTCGGCTTCCCCAGGACTCTGGCCAGAATCGCTGCGTCGTCCGGCGCGGCTGGGTCGACGTATATCATCTGAACTTGTGGCAGCAGGGGGTGTAGGCTGAGGTCGCGTCGCGCGATATCTTCAGTGTCACGGAGTCGGAATCGCTCCTCGCCGATGACATACACCGTGCCCCACACATCCAGCTGAATCCACAGCCAGACCCAGTCGTTGGTGTAACCGAAGTCGACCGCCGCGAAGAGCGGCCACCGACGGTTGTACTCCAGGTCTCTGATGTGCACTTCAGAGTCCCACTCGGCCATGACTCGACCCACCCGTTCGACGAACTCAGCGCCGTACTGGCGCTTGAACTCATCCTCAGTCAGGTCGTCCTTGGCCTCGAGAATCTCGGGGTCCCGACGTCCCCCGGGAAAAACTATCGTGTTCGTCCAGGAGGGCATCCTGACCGACCACCAGGACCGCTTCGTCGGGTCCTGACCCCGCATGAAAAGAGAGTACAGCAGCGAGTCCTCTGCCGCGCCCTCGGGCACTCCAGACGTGAGCGACCAACCGCGCTTGTCGGACAGCGCAGGTCGTACATAGTCGCCCCACATCCTCCGCTTGTGTCGACCCGCCTCCACCAGCAGCACGAAGTCGAGCCCCTCACCCACCAGCGACTCGGGGTGCCTCGCCGACCGACATTCGAGGTCGAAGCCCCAGCGGGTGCGGATGTGCATATTGCCATTCTCGACATTGTTCAAGAATCGATCAGACACCGTGTCGATGCCGAGCTTCTTGAAGGTGTCGAAGACGATCCGGAACTCCTTCTCGCAGTCAGAGTACTCCGGGCCGATGATCCACCCCCGCTGGGGCATGCCCAGGAAGTTCTTGACGAAGGCCGCGGCCTCGCACTCCTTGCCGCCGACCAGCGTCTTGCCCCACCGTCGGCCGTTGCATAGCACTCGGTGCCGTGTGGGCTCATAGTGGACCAGTCTCTGGCCGCCATGCGGCTCGTATCCGGTCTTGGCGAACCAGAGATCCTTGCGGAAGACTTTGGCCGGCGTCTGGGCGCTCATACCACCCCTCCTACTTACTCTTGGAGCTGGGCAGATCGGGATACCGCCGCTTGACCGCGGCTCTGACCTGCGCCTTCTGCTGGGGGGTGCCGTTGGCGGCGACTCGCGCCAGCGCGTCGATCGCGTGGGCCC